TGGAACACCTCCAAGGTCCCCGTTGCAAACCTGTTACTCAACACCTCTCCCAACGCGGGGGAAGGCGGGGTGTGGTCCTCCGAGCTTGTTATCCATCACAAGGATGATGTGGACAAGGCGTGGGAAGCGTTTACCTGCCTCCACAAGGTTTGGACTTGGATGAAAAACTACGACCCACTCACAGAAACCACCAACAAGCCAGAAGCATGAACCTAGCAGACATCAAAGAAAGCACAGACAAGACTGCCATTGACTCCCTTAGGGGGACCGTCGAAAAGCAGTATCCACCCGTCGATCAAACCGACAACGACCTCAAGTGGCAGCAGCACAGGCAGTCCATTTTGCTGAGTGACGGAGACGGCACCAAGCTGATGGTGACCCTGATGAAGGCCCCCATGCACATTCTGGACTCAATCGAGGGTCAGGATCTTGTGCTTACCGCAGGGACAAACGACAAGGGAGAGAAGCGCGGCCTTGTGGTGAACAGGTGGCAGAAAGAGGGGAGCCAATACCCCACTATAGTGGTAAAGGTCTATCCTGAGGCGACCATGCGCGTCCTCCCTCCGGGGGGAGATCCCGGGGTGAGGGCGACGAACAGCGAGGAGGATAAGCCTGTTGCAATTAAGGCAGCCAGCCATCCCCCGGCCAACCCCGGGCGCACCCGCACCTCGTTTGATGACAGCATTGATCTTGCGGCCAGAGGGTTTGCTATCTGCTTAGACAGGGCAGATGAGTTGCTGAAAGAAAGACCCGAGCTACGGACCCCGGAAAACCACAGGGTTATTGCAACAAATCTGTTTCTGCATGCAAAACTGGAACTTTACACCATAAGGGAGGCCGAGAAGCCAAAGGCCCCTCCTGAGGAGAAAAAGGAGTCTCCAGAAATGGATGACGCAACCCTTATCCAGCGTTGCATGAAAGGTCACGCCAAGCTGGAAGAGGATGAAAGCCTGAGCCCCAAAGCCCAAGAGGTTCTTGCGGACCTTGATCGCCTTATGGACGAAAGGGGCCTATGGGACACGGCTTACGATGAGCTGAGGTCTAGCGCCAACGCAGACGATGATGCTGTGAATGCGGTGTATGATGACCACAAGGAGAAGATGGGAGCCTGTGTGGAGAAATTCTTCGTTGGGGCCCCCCTGTATTGGAGGGAGCAAGTAAACGAGCAGGTGGGACGCAACGGATAAATAGCAACAGACAATGGTAACCCCGGTGGCGGCAATCCCTCTGCTGCCACCGGGGAGCCCGAAGAAAACAATGGACACATATTTCAAACTCTCTAACGCGCCAGACGACCAACCTCTGGCCCTCGACCTTGAGAAGGGGAAGTTTTACATGAACCGGGATGCCGATTCGGATGATAGCGTTATAGACCTCCGCTCAACGCACTCTGTTGCCCGGCTGAAATCCACCCTGTCAAGTAATCGACCCGAGTGGTTGCAACAGTTCTTTTGCCAAATGAACGACTACGTTTCTAAGGCATCAACGAAAGCTGCTGTAGACGAAAGCACTGGTCAGCTAGAGCTTGGGGCCAACATTGCAAAATCGGATCTCAAAAATGTTTGCGACAACCTAGCTTGGCTTTATGAGGCCCAGCACAGGCAGAACAAGGAAATCCTTTTGTGGATAGGGGAGATCATCTTGGACTACATGGCCCGGGACACAAGGGACCTGTCCATTGAGGAGGCGATTGAGGAGCTTGGGCTTCTCAAAAGAGAGAACGGGGTCAAGTGGAGCATGAAGACATTGGCCAAGTGGCCCATAGTTGTTCAAAAGATTCCCGCCCCCATCAGGCAGTTGCCCATACCTCCCACATATTTGTCTGAGGCCGCTCTTTTTGCCCAGCCCGAAGACGCGGGTAAGAAGTTGCAATTCAACAACGCCCGGGACGCAATGCTTGTTGCGGTTTCGGAAAGTCCAGATTCTTGGACTAGGGAGAAGTTTGTCTCCTGTATGAAAGAGCTACAGGAGCATTTCGGCGTAGAGAGAATAAGAAACGAAGGCGTTGCCGCCCTGCAAGAGCGCCTGATTGCTTATTACAGAATACGACATGCGGCATATACGTCAGGGATGGTTCAGAGCTTCTACAAAGAGAACAACATCCCAGCCAAAGATGTTGCAACGTGGATTTACAACATCGAGTCGGAGCTGGTTAGGAGGGAGAAGCTGCCCCCGGACCCACTGGGCAAGGTTCCGACAGGAGACGGGCTCACCCAGTCGGCCCGGGACAGAATCAGCAAGCAACAAAAAGAAGCACCATGAGCAAAGCGCAAAAAACCAGAGAAACTCTTTATGACCTGCAAAGCGAGGAGGGGTTTATTAGCCACGTTTGCAACAACCCCAAAATACTTGCTGAAGATCACGATGTCATAGACTCCTTAACGGCTGAAAGAAAAGGCCTTGCTGAGGCCCTGTATGATCTAGCGTCTCAAGGGGAGCCTTTGACGGACGAGGCCCTGCGGGTCCACGGCTGTTCGGATCGAGAAAGGGACCTGTTTGGCAAGCTGGCCCCAATAACCCCGCCAGTAAGCTCTCGAAAGTTAGTCGTGGCTCTAAGGGAGGTCGCCGCCAGAAGGGAGGTGGCCACAGCGGCCTCACAGGCCTTCTCAGATGCCACGGAGGGGGGCTCACCCGCCCTTGAACCTATAGAGGCCCTAGAGGCCGCTACAAGCCGATCTCGGGCCATTCTCCAAGGAAGGTCGCTTTCCGGAGGAGTTAGCCACATCGGTGAGCTAAGCGAGCTGGTTGAGGATATCGCGTGGAGGGCTCAAAACCCCAACCAAATCAAAGGCGTTCCATTTGGCTTCCACAAGCTGGAGGGCCTTATAGACGGGCTTCAGGCGTCCAAGCTATACCTGCTGGGGGCCCGGCCAAGCGTTGGCAAAACCGCCCTAGCCGGGGACATGGTGGTCAACTTGGCGAGACAAGGAGTCGGGTCCATTTTCTTTTCCTGTGAGATGTCAGACTTGCAGCTTAAACAACGTCTTCTTGCAACTTTGTCAGGCGTAAACCCCACCAAATCCCTAAGCGGTGCCCTTTTGAAGTCTGAGCTAAATGACCTGAGACAAGGGATTGCCACAATGAAGGATTGGCCTGTATGGATTGACGACACAGACAGGATAAATATTGATCTATTAAGGTCCCGAGCCCGAAAAGCGGTGTCAAAAGACGGGGTTGGCTGCATCATTGTTGACTACATCCAACTAATCAAAGGGGTAGAGCCTAAGAGCAAAATGTCTAAACGCGAAGAGGTTGGGGAGGTTAGCGGAGCCCTTAAAGCCCTTTCCAAGGAGCTAGGCGTCCCGGTAGTTGCTCTTGCCCAGCTCCGAAGAACCGGGAACGCATACAATAGCTCCAGCGGAGCAACGGAAATACCCAAACCAAATCTTGAGAGCCTAAAGGAATCTGGAGACTTGGAGCAGGATGCTGATTGCGTAATACTGCTTCATAGGGATATGAGCAAAAACGCAAGCGAGGCCTGTGCTATTGTTGCCAAGAACCGAAGCGGGGCTTGCGGAGAAGTGAGCCTTTCGTTTGCAAACGACACTACGTCTTTCTCAGAGTCCCCACTTGTAACAACATGAAGACTTGCCCGAATATACCAGATTCATACATGAACAACCCGGCAGTTCGTTTTGTGTTGGAGCAAAGGTCATCGGCGGAAAAAACGATTGCAAGTTGTGACAAGCTGCTTGCCCAATATGTGGTGGAGAACCTTCCAGACAACGAGGTTAATATTACACTTCCGGATTTGACCCCAACACAAGACGAGGCGCTGTGCTTTATTGTTCACAACTACATAAGCAAAGGAGAATCCCCCACCCTCAGGGAGATTATGAACCACATGGGGTGGCACTGGACAAACTCTGCCAGCAATGTTGTGGCCGCCCTTGAGAAAAAGGGATATTTGCAAAAAACAAAGCACGGGCACAGGTCCATTGTGCCTCTTTACAACAGGGAAAGAAGAAGGGTCCCCCAAAATGAAAGGAAGCAAGGAGGAGGCGTATGACCTCTTACACAGCAAAGGTTTTGAGAAAGGCCCTGATGGAGTCTGGCGCAAAAAAGGTAGCGCATGTGGTGATACCGCAGGTGGGGCCGACCCTAAACCTGCTAAAGACAAACCGAAGCGTAGGGAAAGAGTTCAAAGCAAGGCAAAGCCAGTATGCCGCACTGTTGCAATCGTTACCGTCAGAACCGTCCGATCCCGCGACTACGATGGATTGGGAGCCGCCTCAAAGCACTATCTGGACGGACTTCGACAAATCGGAATGTTTGAAGACGATTCCCCCGAACATCTTGAAGTCCTCGCAGTTGCAGAACGTGTCAGGCATTTTCGGGAAGAAGAAACGATCATCGAACTCTTCCAAGTAGAGCTTGCAGAATTGCAACATTCTAAATAGCTTCAACTTGGACAGCAGGGGGTCGATTGCGTGTTTCGGCAAGAGTCAAGCCTCCCCCGACCCCGTCTCCGTAAAACTAATCAGCGCAATTCTGGGCGTGTACAGACGGAGGCGGGGTCACTTTTGCAAAGAAACCCCGACTCCCACGAATGGGGGCCGGGGCTTCTCAATGCCAGTCCTGCTAAAAACTACTTAGATTTTTTCCCTCCCAGAGACCTATTGAGCTTTCTAGAAATGATCCGCGTTTTCGCGTTGTTAAGGCCCCCCTTCGTGCTGGCCCCAACATGATCAACCTCTTTCCCCCGGAGGGAAGCCTTGCCATGTATTCTTTCTGCTGCCCTTCTGGCTCCATTCCTCTGGGCCCTGCGCTTTTTTTGCTCAGGCCTAGAGTTGTATGCCCTCTGCCTGATCGAGTCAGCAGTTGCTCCCGGCTTAAACTGTCCTAGCTTTGCCACTACTTTTTCCTTGGCCTTATCGGCTTAGTCTTTGGGGTTTTTGCAACAGGCCCCGTGTTTACCACCGGAGGAGGAATTGGAGGGGTTTCCCTTTTAGGGAGGGTCCTGTATTTGATTGGCCTTGTGCGATATCTCCCATCCTCGCTTTTATAGGTTTCATTCCCCGCTCCAAGCTCTCCCGCTTGGGTTTTGTGGAACGTCCTGTGACCCGCACCCTTAAAGATTACCCCGGACTTGGGGTCCCGACTTGGCCAGTGACCAGCCTTGTTGGGTTTTAGACCAGCCTTGCGAGCGCCCTCGTAATCGTATCGAGGGCCCTCCGGGTCAAACTTTTTGGCCTTATTGGGCATCCTAGTATCCGGCTCCCATCTTGCGCTTCATGCGCTCCCTGATCTCCTTCGGAACCTTTGTTTGCTTTTTAGGCTTAGTCTGAGACCTCGGCTGGGGCTTCAAAGGCTTGGTAGTGGGAGTCTTGGCTCTGGGCCCCGTGTTCACTACTGGAAAGGGTGCAGGGCCAAGAGGACGCGGCTTCTCTGCGGCATCGGCCTTGGCCTTTTTAGCCGCTTTGTGTTTTGCGTATCTCTCCTTCGCCTTCCTGTTCAGCTCAGGATTAGCTCTTTCACCTTTTGCGGCACTCTCCTGAGCCTTTTTAAGGTCCCGCTTGCTCTTGATTCTGCTGGCAACGGCCCTTCCAGCCTCAACTCCGAGGCGTGGGTCAAGGCCGCGTTTCATGTCGCCTACGAATCTTTTCAATTTGTCAGCCATAATGGGGATTTTAACTAATTATTTTGCAAGTTGCAATATTAAGTCTTTTTCCTGTTTAGGTTCCGCAAGAACCTTTCGTAGGCCGGGAAAAAGATTTCCTCCATGCACCGCACGACTGCCTCCTCCTCAAAATGCTCAAGATGATCCAGACCAGACATGGCCAAAGCGGCGTGGATCATTTCGTGCCGAATTGTATCCCGGGCCGCAGCAGGGGTTAGCCCCTTGTCAATCGCTATGACCCTGCGCTCATGGGAGTAATAGCCAAAATACCCCTTAGGGTGGTGGTCCTCATCTCTAAGGTCCTCCCTAATGATTTTAACGAAAACTCCTGCAATTGTTACGCCTTTGGGGATGTTCACGGCACGTTCCTAATCATAGCAAAACCCCCCGGAGTTGCAACTCTCCGAGGGGTTGGCTGTGGACAGCAAGTCGATTTCCTATGAAGATATCGACACGTTTCTGAGGTGTGTCGATCAAATCGACGTATTCAGTAGAATCCCCTTCTTCCAAGGTGTCCAGTGGCAATGCCTCTTTTTCGCCTATTTTCTATTTTTTTCAGGTCACGCGGCAGGGGGATGTCGTCATACCTGTTTCTGTATCTGGTAGCCTGTTCGATAACGCATAGCCCAATTCCCGCAGACATTACGTCATCATCGTGGGCCCCCCTCAAGGCCTCAGCCTTCCCCTTGTCATTCACACAAAACGTCTCGCATTCTGAGACGAGGTGTAAGCAGTTGAGGTGAACACCCCCTCCGTCTTCCCCGTATCCCCTGATGCTTCGGGCCATTGTTTCCTCAATTTGCAATCTTGTGGAACTGGAGGTGTGCCACCCAAAGGCCTTGGACCTCTTTTGGTTCACATGGTTAAATATCTCCCTTTGGTAAATGGGGATGTCTCCTTTGGCCCTGATAAGCTCCACAAACCCCCGGTCGCAGTTTATCTCAGACACTAGAAGGCACTTCCCATACCAGTGGGCCAGCCTGTATGTCCACTCTGCCAAAACATCTATATCCCACCTGCACTCAGGCTTTAATCTTGCAACCATAGACGGCGGAATCCACCCGCGATCACGATCAAAAAAACCTTTTCTCCAAACCAAAACCGAATGGCAATCGGGATCTTTGCCTCCAACTTGTGACTGCCCGGTCATCAAATCTGCGCTTATTAGGTAATGGTATCCTTCTCGGGGCCTCTCAAAACAGTGGACAATAGCCTCCTCCAAAGAAGATTGCCTAAAGTTTACCAGCTTGCCGCTCTCGGATAGCTCAGGAATGCCGTAGATTGGCTTCTGAGCGGTCGCATGGGTTCTTTGCCAGTCGAGGCCATCACGGGAGAACCTCGTCCTAGCAGACGCCCTGAAGGCGTGCTGCGAGGTGGTGGGGAACTCCCTGTCGAACTTGGTCTCATCTCCATCGCACTCGCTTTCCAGAATCTTTCTCCTCCAGCTAATATGGCTAATCGTGATAGTGTGTTCGTTACCCGATTTGTCCACGCACTTGTAATCCGCCAAAAGCTCCCTTTCCGTGGGAGTTAAAGATCGCCTGAGGTCCTCAACCTCTACAGCAGTAAGGTTGTCTCTGGCATCCTCGAAAGCATACCAAGGAGCAAATATCCTTATCCACCGCCCCTTCCACTCGCCTTTTGCAAGGGTCTGGACATGCTCCCAGTCGTCAGCGTCATTCCAGCGGTCATAGAAAACCCCTGCCGGGCCTTGCGCGGTTGACTCAAGAACCACCGCTGTGTCTGGAAGGTCGGGAACACAGGCCATCACCCCGGTCAGGATTTCAGCGGAGTTTCTGGCCGGGGTGTCTCTCCAACGTCCAATTTCAGTTGCAAGGACGAAGTGAAAGGTTCCTGATCTTCCGGCCTCTGAGTCCTGCGCCGTCTCCTTTTCAAGAATGGAGCCGTTACCAAAGGCCCCTCTTTCGTTTGTGATCCTTGGTCTTTCGTGAGGCCACTTCATCTTGTCGTAATCCGAATACCTTCTGGTAATTTTCCATAAGTTATCCGTTTGACTAAATTCGCCACCAATAATTAGTCCGTTGGACTGCCTCCTCTGCAACATGTGGTATAGACAGGCCGTGGTAACGGTAGAGGACCCTTTCTGGCGTGGCTTGAGGATAATTATCCTACATGGATATTCATTCTCTCTGCACCATCTTATTGCGTCACAGACCTGCTCTTGCAAATAGTTAAGGACGGGAGTCTCCACAGCCCCGTCCTTTTTAAGGATCTTGCCAAACTGCTCGACCCAAGCGTCTTCATTTTCCATGCAAGCAGCACGAAGAAGCTCGTCCGCTTGATCGTCGGTAAGTTGCACCTCTATCTCGCCCATCCGTATTCCTTTGCTATTTCTTCTGCTACTTCGTCCTCAGGAAACACTCTTCCTCCCCATATCTGATTGTGTGCTTTATATGGGCCAAGGGGCACAATGCGGACAAACCATTCTCCCCGGTAATTTCCATGAGAGTCTTTGTATTTCAGGTTTCCGGCAAAGTGCGAGCCCGTTTTCGCAACTTGCAACCACCTTTGATAATAAGTGTCCCCCTCTTCGCTGTCGTAAATGAATGACTGCCAGCCAAGCCCAACCAACTTGGAGTCGTCGTCATCAACCAAGGTCTCATAGGCCCTGTTGACGAAGATGGCCTCCCCGTTTGATGTGCATCTAAAGGCCGGGTATGGAGCCTCTTGCAACTCCATCAGCCTCTCGCTAACCAACAGCCTTACCTCATCTTTTAGCGAGGTTCCCCCATTTGTCTTCAGCTCAGCAGTGAAAAACTCCTGCCTATCCGCGACTTTCTGAAGCTCTTCTTTTATAGACAGAAGCAACTGCGGCATTTGCCTCCTCTGCCTTCTTCTTATCCACCATTCTTTCCACGCGGACCTCCCCCTTGTTGTTAGCGACCAAATCGCCAGCACAGCGGAGGCTGCTGCCCCTAAAGCGGTCAGTGTTGTGTAAAGGTCTATATGCACAGCGGTCATTCATCGTTAATAACGGGAATATCTGCCTTGGGGGGCTTGAATCCCCTCCAGCAAGACGAGAACATTACTTGGTCTTCAAAGGCCCTACACTCGATTATGTGGGCCCCTGTATGTGCGGCTAAGCCATTTCGCATCATAAATTGCGACTGCCTCTGAGTGCATCCCGCAAGCACCGCAGCAACGCCTCTATAGGCTGGCAACGTAAACGCTTTGTGGAAGTGCCCGATAAGCAGGATGTCTGGCTTTTGGCCTGACTCAATCTGCTCGATTATCTTTTGAGGCTTGTAGCTTAGAGCGTAGCTACTCCCCCCTCCGGGGTGTAGCATGTCTATCCTGATGTCCTTTTCACCCTTTCTCTCCACAACCCACCGGGCCGCATCTGACCCTAGATAATTGATGTCCTCTCTCTTTTCCGCGATTCTCGCGCAGACATCTGTGCCGCCATTCTTCATGTGGGCCTCGTCATGGTTTCCAGAGATCAAGTGAGTCTTAATCCCTTTGATGTATGGGTAATGCTCAACCGTCCAATCTATCTGGGCGTCAGCCCCGTGCTTATGGACTTCATGCTCATGCCCTTTCCTCATCTGGACGCCCTCGGTCATGTCCCCGCAATGGTAGACGGTTTTAATACCCTCCTGCTCAAACCACTCGTAAATGGCCCGAGTCATTGCAACTTCCTCGTAGATTGACCCAAAGTGGGTGCAGCTCAAAACCCCGAACTTAAACGCGGGGGCCTTTTTGGGAAGGGAGATCCTTTGCAGGGCCCGTTCATTTGCAAGCGTCTCCAACTGATCCCGAAGAGACAGGATCTTGCTGGCGTGACCCTTGGCAAACTCGTCAATAGATTTTCCTTTTTTTCTAGGCATCTTCACATGATCCCGAGGATCTTTTTCATTTGCAGGATTATGTGCTTAGGCCCCCACACATTAAGGCTTCCCTTCCTCAACCTGTATTCATCAAAGTCTGGCGAGTCGGAGTGCCTTCTCCAGCCTGTAACAGGAACCTCGCATATCTCTCGGAAGTCATGGTCATCAAAATACTCCTCATGGTCTTCAGATAGATACTCAATCACCTTGGTCCTGATGATAAGATCCACATCGTGCTTGGCACGAAACTGATCAAGACCCTTCCCCCTTGAGGCTGGTTTCCTTTTTCCTCTTGGGCCAGCATGAACCAGCTCAAGACCAAGGTCGGTTCTTACTTCCTCGACATCGGCTACCTTGCAATTGCAATTGTGGGCTATTTTGCCATTAGTGAGTGTCGGGTGCTTGTATGCCGCTTTTTCTATTCTTTTTCTCAGATCGCTGTCCATTGCTTTGAGTTTGTGGGGTTTGGTTTAGTTTCTCATTTTAAGACCTCTTTCAAAAAGACCAGCCTCTGCATCCCTTCTCTTAATAAGACCATCCAGCCCTCGTCCCTGCCACAGCCTCTTCATAGACCTGATTTCCCGGGGGACCCTTCCGGCGTAACCTGCCGCTATGTGATCCCTGATGTTTGCCATCTCCCTTCTTCTGCTGCCCTTCATGCTTGCGCCCCTGTTGAACACAATCGACACAAGGGCTCCGTTGCTGTGCGGGTGAAGCCTGTCTTCAGACAGCCTAAATGCCGTTTGGGTTGTTTTTGCAAACCTTGGCAAAGTGGAGCCATCAAACACCTCTTGGGCCTCGTCCCATGAAACCCTCACCCTGTTCTTTACTGAAGCTAGGGCGTATTTCCCGGCACCCCCCTTTCTTCCTGATACGCTAATGAGCGCGTTCACCTCAGACGAAGAAAGAAGACCTCCCCAATCTTTGCGAATCTGGGTTGCGTTGTTATACCCTAGATCGTAGCCAAACCCTATGGTCACTCCGCTTGCGCCCCCGGGCCATGTGGGCCCCGAGAGATACTTCTGGTAATAGATTTTCCCTCCCACCTCGTATCCAACGATGAGGTCCCGGGCCTCGTCGCTGACTGGCAGCGAGAGGCCGGGGATTACACCGCTTCTTTCTACGGAGAGGTCTCTAAGAGAGGCGCTGGCTCCGGAAAGCATAATGCTGGCGAAGAACACCAGCACCGCGATAATAATAAGCCTTGCCTTATTTGGGGACGGAGTTTCATCCCAGCCCTCATCAAAGGTTTTGCCTATGTCTCTTCCAAGCGTATGCCTAAACCCAATCTTGAGCAGGGCAAACGCTAATGCGCTGGCAACGAGGGTTTTCGTTACCGTTGACGCGATGTCCACGAACGTGAACGCTTCGATAAGGCCAAAGGCCCCATCAAGCCAGTTTGCAACGCCCAGAACGGCGTAGAAAATGGCTATTCCAATAACAGCGAAAACAATGTCCCGCTTTATGCTGTTGTCTTTTTTGTCCATGATTCAGGTAAGACCCCTTAGGAGGGAGCTAGGTATTTCTCCATCCACTCTTTGAACTCTGAGAGCCCTTGCAATTTGTTCTTTTCTTCAGCGGTCAGCTCTCCTCCGTCATCTGGGACGATCAGAAAACTACCCCCTGTTGTCTTTCTGCTTTCTACGAAATTGTAGAGATGCTGGGTAACAGCGTCTTTGTCCCCGCCCCAAAGCGCCTTGCTTCGCTTTTCGGCTCCCTTCTTCGTTTTGAACTTTAAGTATTTAGCCATTATAGGTCGTAGTAGTCTTCAGCGTCTTCCCAAACAGTCCCGGCAGTTGCGCTTGATGCGGCAAATGCTGCGGTGTTCTCCCAAGCAACTACCTCATAAATTTTCCCATCCCACTTGTCGGTTGTGAAGTAAGGGTAGTTGCAATATCCAATATGAAAATGGCCGTAATTAAACGAGTTTACGTTGTGCGAAGAGCTTGCTGGCGACCTATCGGTCCCATTCACCTTCATCTTCATTTCATTGCCTGACTCCGCAGGCATGTAAGAGGCGATGACTACTTCAATGTTGGATGTGCTGGCAGTAACAGTGCTATCCAAGGTGTCAATATCGGTATTGCCGCCGCCGCCGCCCACATCAAAACGATATGTGTCTCCTTCGACATACAAAGAGCGGCCATAAGCAGGGTAATAATATAAAGCGGAAACTAGCTCATGCCTGTCGTTATCAGTGTCAATATACTTAGACACGGTCATCCATGTGTTTGAGTCTCCGACATCTGTTCCGTCTCCTCCCTCGGCTGGGACATGGGTTGTTTGCAGGTAGTTATTGTAGGAGGCAGAGAACTCTAACGTGCTATAGTCTGACGCCAGAACAGGCTGAGACCCCGCAGTTGTTTGGAAGGCGCTTTGTGCCGTCCCAACTTGGTCCCACCATGTAGTTACATGGATTGTTGTCCCTGAAGAAAACGCGGCCAAAGTCATTGTGCCGCTGTAAGAGCCAGAAGTAACCGTTATAACAGAAGACCCGCTGACCTTGTTTTCGTCGTCAAAATCGACATCTACCTCGACACTATCGGAAGCCCTTCGGACCCTGACCGCCTTGCCCGTGTAGTCTTCCCGCAGTTTTCTTAGGCTGTATGCAAGAGTAGCTGTCGGCATCCCATCTCTATCCAAGAGCATAGGCGTCTCAAGGGCCTGTGGCGTTCTGGCCACAGGTATACCAAGTCCCGGTGAAACTCTCATTTCCTATTGGGTCTAAAAAATTGCACTAATGTTGACTGCGGTCGTTCCTGTTCTGAACACTTTCGTGACACAGAGAGGCAAGACCCCAGCGGGGACACCTACAAGCGTCACAGTGTTGCCTTGCAACGTGGTCACTTTAAGGTTCCCGGCAGTCCCGATGACCAAAGCTCTAGCGACCTGCGCCAGAGGCTGATCGGTTGAGCTTATGTCCACGGGCAGGGCATCAATGCCGCTATCCTTGAACTTGGCCTTTACGTTTGCACTTTGGGTATGTTCCATTGGATTCAGTTGGTTGGTTAAAAAAGTATTTTAGCAATTCGTCCTTGCGGTGTCCAAGTTCCAGTTGCAACAACAACTTTCAGGACAAGATATAGCATCGCCACGGCTACCGCAATCCACACAAACCTTTTATATTTAAGGGCTTCATCCCTTTGGGACTCCACTTTTACTACCTTTTCCCGAGCCGCGTCTCTTTCAGCAGCAATTTTGATCCCTATTTCGATGCGGGAGTTTGCCTCCTCTAGCCTTTCCAGTAAGCCTTTGTTCTGGACGGCCATAGCCTCTATCTCAGATCGCAACTGGAGGTTTGCTTGCTCTGCCTTGGTTAGAGCCGCTTTGGTCTCGTTTAGTGCTGCAACGGCAGACTCCCTAGCGACAATAGACGAGTCTAACTCTGCCCTAAGGTCTACCACAAAGCCCCGAAGCTCGTCAGCGGCAGCAGATCCCGCCTCTAGCCCGTTTGCGTAAGCCTCTTCAACGGCCTTTTCTATGGCTTCTGTGGTCACTTTGGCGGCGTCGAGCTTGTGCCCAACATCCCTTACCGCGTCTTCCACCTCTCCAACTTTAGCCTCTACCTTTCGGACCTGCGCTTCCGTATTGGCTATATTGGGCTTTGGAGATAATTTGGGAACCGCTATGGCTGGCGGTGCCTGTGTGACCGGGGGAGAACACGACACAAACGCAAAGCAGCTTGCAATAATTGCAAGCGCCACGCAGGACCTGTTTGTTTTGGGGGTTCTCATAGCCTCCCTCCGGGGGGGAGATCAATCCATGGGGATCAGGGTTAGCGAAATATCGGTAACAGTGGGGTTGTCTGAGCCAGTTTCGTTAGCAATCCAGACCTCCACAGTATTCGTGTTAGCGAGACTCATCACGTTTTGCACGGTCATCGAGTCTTCGTGGCTATTATTCAAAAACGTCTGGCTTACCTCTGAAGTGGAGATGGTGGCTCCGTTCAGGCCCAGCCGAGCAGAAACAGTCACAGTCCCAGAGGCCCCGCTCTTGACGGTCATAACGGCTGTGACCAAAAAGTTTGATGTCACAGAGCCGCCATAAGTAACCTTGGCCTGCGAGGCGGTTGGGACACTGAAGTTGGCCCCATTAACCACGGCAAAGGTTCCCGGGTGAATTATTGCAAAAGACCCTGTAGATACAGTGGTCGCATTGGTGTTATTCCTTGTTCCGGCGATTACACCAAATCCAAGGGTTGCTGATTGGGTTGACGCGCTCAGAGCCGCCCTTCCTGCTGCCGCATTTGCTGCGGTCATCAGCGATCTTCCCGTGGCGGTGGAATCGGTTACATCTGATGCAACAATTGCCCCTGCCCCGCTAGCGCATACAGCTAGATTTCCGGTGGCATCTGGGACCGCAAGGGTCCTAGTGGACGATGAGTCAAAGGTAAGCAGGGCGTATCCACCAGAAGGCCCGTCCATCCTAATCATGTTGGAGCCACTCGCGGGGTCGATTACGACAGTCCCTGTAAACGTGTCCCCGGCGATGTTGGAACACCCAATTGCGGTCCTGAATGCCGCAGCATCAGTAATGCCTCTGCCGTCCCCATCCACCAGCTTTTCTGTGCTTCCTCCCCCGTGAGGGAGTTGAAACTTGCTGGTATTGGCGGCGTTTTCTAGGGCAATTTTAGCTCCAGAGCTAAAGTTGTATCCTTCAGAAGTGGAGGAGGTTACGGAGGTCTTAGTGAACGAGGGAGAGTCACCTGTGCCAACCCCCAGAGCCGTTCTGAACGCCCCTGCGTCAGTGATTCCCCCTCCGTCTCCAAGAGTAACTGTCCCGGTAGCATCCGGCCACGTTATCGTTCTATTGGCTGTTAAGGTGCCGTGGTTGATCTCAGAATAATATGATGAAGCAGTGTTATACAGTCTCACCTTTGATCCGGTGAGAACGGTAAACATTGGGTTGGTTGAGTGCCTTGCCTCAAGGATGATAGCTGAGGTCTGGTTGTTATCGGCAATAAGCCCTTTTCCGCTGGCAGCACCATTGGAGAAGTGGCCAGCAGTTCCTCCTGTCCCTGTGTTAAATCCAAAAACGGAATAGCTGGTGTTCCCTGTGGAGGCCCCATATACCCCGTATCCATTGGTTCCAGTTGATGACGCGCTAACAGCTTTGTTTGTCCCGGTAGACGCGAATGACGCGGCCCCTGTTGCGCTTCGTTTTACAACCTTGCTAACTGTAGCCGCATCTGTTGCGTCAGTAATGTCAGCACTTGTGTGGGTGTGGGAAGTGGCCGCCTTGCCTGAGATGGCAGAGGTGTTTGTTGCAACATTACTGGTTATCGTTGCAAGATCACTCACAAGGTCTGTGACAGTGCTTTGGGCCTGAGCGCCTGTGTGGTTAGCTCTAGCGAGCAGGGTTGTGGCAGAGTGACCACTATCCTCAATAAGCCCCCCAGCTTTAGACTTAAACAGGTTCCCGGCAGTAGGGGAGCCGTGGATTTTTGTGTAAATCCCGGTAAGAAAAGTCGTCACCCATGCCGTAGTTGCAATGTTTATCGAGTTGTCAGAGCTTCCCGGCGTGGGAGCCTTAGGGGCTCCGGTAAATGTGGGAGACGCCAAATTTGCAACTTGGCTCCCGTTTTGGTAAATTGTCTGCCCCCTAACCTCGGACCACTGGGTCCCAGATTTTCCTAATTTGCCTTCGTTGTTGGCGTTGGGGATTATGTTTGGAGTGGCCATTTCTATGTTGCGTTAGTGACTAGGTCTGATCCCGAAACTGTAAAATGAGAGTCGCTTGCGGGGGCGGCAAGAGGGGAGAGGTCCCCAGTGGAGTCGTCTTCTCTCCACGCTGTAGAGACTCCTAAGAGTCCGTTAAATGGAGCGCATGGATGAAGGTCGTCAGCAGCATAACCGTCACCAGAAAGCGTCCATGCGGCTTCTGTTCCTAAGGCCCCTTTTCCAGAGGCTAAAAGTTCTCTTCCTGACCTTGTAAGCATAACTTGGTAAGTTGGTTAATAGTATTGCAATTACTCCGATCTAACAATTGGATTTCTCTGCTGGATAGGGATGGTAAACCTCAGGACCACGCCCTTGTCCTCGTTTGTAGTGGTAACAGTCCCCACCCCTGACGAGGTTCGCGTTTCTGTTACATTGCCAACCTTTCTTTCGCTTGTAGTGGCAGTGTCATCAAGCTGGGTCGTAGTCTCCTTTGTAAGGGTTGGAGAGGTTACGGTCCTTTTTGTTTCGCTGTCATATGACTGCGCCGATATTTGGCCTTTATTGGCCTCGGTATCGGTTACTCTTTTAATTATATTGTCTGAACTAGCCATGGCTTATGCGTCCCCGTCTCCGTAGGTGTATTCCACTGTTTCCTCTCCAGTATCTGCTCCGCTTCCAGTGGTCGTAACTGTGGGATGGTTGATTGTGGTTGTTTCATTGAGATTGGTATATGTCCTTTCTGTCTCTTTGTTGTCTTTCGTCTTGGTGGATACCTCCTGTTCGTGAGGGCCTGCGGTAAGGTCAGCAGCCCCAGAGGCGCGAGTTGTAGTGGTTGTTCCGTCACTCTCGCTCTCGTTATTGGTCCTTGTGACAACATTGATGTCTGTCCCTATGACCATGTTCACCTCAAATTCAACAGCTTCCGGCATAAGAACGATGACTCCCTCTTGGCGCATTTCGTAACATGCGTCATTGATCTCCTGTAGGGCCTGTTTAACTGCGGCCTTTAGCTTTGTGGCGTCTGCAATCATTTTAATATCCGGGTCTGGTTCTCACATAATTTACCGGGGCTCCCCTGTTGTTCTGCATGGTTCTGTTAATTGCAGCTAATGCTGAGATCCCTCTTTGCAACGAAGCGTCTCTCTCCTCTTTTGTCCCTCCCCAGATCGGGGTCATAACCAAGTCGCTAAGCGCCAACGGCAGAACATGAGGCAGAACATATTGATCTGGGACAGCAACTGCCACGCTCCCGTCTACGTCTGTTAAGTCATGGGACGGTGGATCTAATACCGCATCAAAGATTATGGTCATCTCCTTGTCTGGAATCGGGTCCAAGCGAATCATAAGCCTCGCTTCGTCCTTTTGGGACACCCCGGTGTTCTCTAGAACATACCTTGTCGGGTCCCCAAATTTTTGCACAGACCCGGAGGTCACTGATGTTCCCACGACTCCAGAAAAAGCTCTAATCCGTCTTTCCGGGCCCACAAACCTTAAAGCGTCATCATCTCTGTAAAGGGTTACGCCTGTATCAAGCACTCTAGGGTGACTTACCAGTCTGTTGACGCTGTGGTCCGTAAGCATAATGGTGTCAAAGTGGACACTTGCGGACACGGAGCCAGTTGATCCGCGAAACTGGTTAAGCATTTTAGGGGTCCCAGAAACCGAAACGATTTCATTCATGTTTTTCTCCCCTGCAATCTCCAAAGCCGCTCCCAGATGATAGTCTTGCAACGAAGCGCCAGTCATGTCGTTTCCTCCGTTGGTGGCGGTAAAGCTGATGGTCTCCTTCGCCCTTATTAGGTGCGAGACCGTGGTCATCCTCAGGTTTTCCGGGGCCGTGCTAAACCAGTTAAAAACAGCGGAGTTAATACAATCCAGTAGGATCAAACGATCCTCAACGCTCATTTGCGAGAGCGTCTTACTGGCTGTCCATCTTGCAAGCCTTTGAGCTAATTCTTGAACAGTCATTATTCTTCAGACGCGAATTGTTTTCTAAGCTGCTCAGCCATGTGGCTCTTTGTCCCCATTTCGGGGTCAGAGACTTGCAACGATTGCATCGCTCTGGCTGAGTCCTGCTCAAACATGGGGATCTTGTCTTTCTCAAAGAAAAAGTGAGACCTCATTGCATACATTCTAGCAAGCGGCAGGAGGATTGTCTCTACCGCGTCTGCCGGGACGGGAGTTACCTCTGATCCTGACAGGGCCTTGATGTAGCTTGTTTCAAAAACGGCAGCCTTTCTGGCGTAAATTAGATTGATAATTACGGTTGCCGTTGGGGTCGGCTTGATCTCGATATACGCGCCAGACGAGTCCCTTCCAGAGTCTTCGGCTGCTTCTCTGCGAGTTTTAACGAAGTAGTAACTTGGAGCGGGAACCCCGTCAGCTACGGCCTGAGCTTCAGTTTTCCCATAAAACCTTGGGAAGAATTGGTTAAACTCAGACTCGTCGGTGATCCTATGAAGCTCCCTGTTGTTCTCTGCCTCGATCCAAACGGGCCCAATAAGCTCGTTTGCTCCATACAGGGTGTTGAGGTTTGCCGATGATGTTCCCGCAGAATAGGATAGCTGCCCCTCCTCTTTGCGGAAATAGTCCAGAGGGCTCTGGTGCATGAGTTGCAACGCAGAATTGATGGCCGTGGTGGCATCCTCGTAAATATAGTCAGGAATCGTCCCTGCTCCCTCCATCCAGAGGACCCGCAACACGTTGTCTCTAAGCTCTTTAAGAGTCATGGCTTACTACCCTCCGGAGGGTGGCAAAAGTTTTTCTGGCAGCTCTTTAGCCGCCTTTTTCTTGGCTGTCTTTTTAGCAGCCACAGGATTCAAAATAACCGGAACCACTCTCATTTTTCTTCCGTGGCAAAAGGGGATAAGAGTGGCGCAGTCTGCATTGAAATCTTCCCTGTCTTTAGCTTTGGAAAGGTCATATGTGCGCCCACCAAAGACCCAGATTTCCTCCTCCATTCCCGGCACCTTGGACCTCAAAAAGTTCCCATGCCGAGTTCCGTATTTTGCTGGGGCATACGTTCCGCGATCAGGATACTGCAACACTGCTAAAATAGGCATACTCAAAGTATAGCAAAAGGGGCCCCGGTTGCAAGAATTGCAACTCAGGGCCCCCATAATTGGGTTCTTGATCCCAAATCCCTGATTTCTCAGGAATTAAGCAGTGGTGACTGTCGGGAACGGAACTCCAGCGTATTGCAGTGCGTGTGTCAGGATAAGGTATCCCGGCCTGCGCCCAGCAGCATCCTGCACTGGCTCCTGTCCGAAGACAGAGGTCACGAAGATGTCCTTCACGAAGCCGCCCTCATGGGAGTCTTCGGAACGCTGGTTGCGATACTTGCCGTATGCGCGACGAGCAGCCTGCTTACCCATGAACAGAGTGTGGCCGTAAGGCACACCGTGCTGGTTCACAAGGTAGACGCTGGCTGTTCCAGCATCGTGGGTGTTGGTGTGAACCGCCGCATCAAAGGCAGGAAGGGAGCCAAGGTGGTTATTGGCGTCTCCCGACTGGTGCTTGTCGTTCACGGTCAACAGGTTCCCGTCATTGGCGTTACATGAGTAGAAGCCAATCTTGTTCGGGTCTGTGGCCGCATTGGGGTGGTTTACAACCGCTACAAAGAACGCCCCACTTCCATACAAGCTGGCCGCAAGAGACAGGGTGTCCGTTGCAAGGAACTTGAACGCGAAGAGCGGGAAGTATTTGAAGTAAGCGGGAGCCGTAAGAGCCCCAGCAGTTGCAGATCCACCGCCAGCGATTCTGAGGTTTGCAACACCAGTGGTGCTGTTGGTGGTAAACCCGTTGGTGGTCGAGCATCCAAGCTCTGCCTTGGGGTTCAGCGGAGAAGCAATCGCACCGTATCCGTCATGGTCGATGGGATTGTATTTCTTGATGATATTACCCCGGACATCGGAGTAGCCACCCGTAAACAACTGGTTGGAGTAGGCGTTTGGCCCACCCTCTTCGTGTGCATCCTTGTAGTCAGCGTCCTGCTCAAGAGAGAACAGAGCGTCAGTGGTTGCAACGGAGCAGTAGCGATGAATGGCGTTACCGTTCTGATCCCGGCCCAATTTAGCAGGGCTTCCGCCAAGGCGGGAGAGCTGCGTCTGAGCGGAGACGATGCCGTCCCAATCAAGGGTGTCAGCAGTAAACAGAGCGTCCGCGTTGGCCTTGCTGTTTGCAATAATTTGGTTTGCGCCTGCGCCGTGGTGCAAGAAGCTCATAAACAGCTTCTCACTCTTGTTGCGGCCCATCCACTTGCCAAGCTCGCGGGGGATGCCTACGGCGATTTCGCCGCGCATTCCCATGAACTCTTCAGCTCGCTCGGTGTAACGAACGCCGTGGCGCATGAAGTCCACGGACAGGGTTGCGGAATTGATCTTGATCGACTCGAAAGCATCACCGTCATCAAAAAGCTCATCCCCGTGCTTGGGCTCATTGTAGAGACCAGCCATGGTGGTGAACGTAATTTTCTGACCGCGACCTTTGGTCGTGTCGGTAACGGTTTGGATAATGCTGTCGTTGCCGCCCTCGAAAGGAGCAAAGAAGTCTGCGGTCTGTTCATAGACCTCAACTCCTTTGCGCCAAAGTTCGCGGACTGCCCCAGCGTTACCAAATGCGTTTGCGGGGTCAGCGGAAAGGGCGTTGCCGATTCCCTGACCAGTAACATTGGAAGTATGGAATGCCATGATTCTTGGTGGTTAATTGAATTGCGGTTTTCGGACCCGCGACAAACACAACCAATCAATCAGCAATTCCAGACCGGAAGACTTGTTCGGCTAATTCGTCAAAGTCATCAGGGTTGGATATATTCGCCACTTGATCAGCAAGTGTAGCCGCTTGTCCGGTTTGGACGCCAGCAGTGCGTGAAGCTCCACTGGCTGCGGGTAGTTGGCCGGGCTTTTCGGTCCTTGGGGGCTGGGGCGAAGAGGGTGACTGTTGCTGAGGCGCAGCTTCTTGCTTCTGCACGGGGGGATTCTTGGCTGGCCCTCCCGTGTTTGGCGCTATATTAAGCTCCTTCGCTACCATTTGGGCAATCAGAAGTGGCTTATTAGCATCGTAGTAGCGATTGTCTTCAGTATCCCGCAGGGCCGCGTCGATCTCTGTTGCTCTAGCGTAAAAGTCTGAGCCTTCATTCCCAAACTCTGGGTAAAGCTCGTTTGCTTTTGCAACTGAGGTATCAAAAGCCTGATCGTGTTCATCAACTGCTGCCGTTGCTTCATGTTCTTCACGAACGGCAAGCACCTCGATGAGTTCTTCAGTTTCACCAAGTTGATCCATGACATCTGCGGCCTCATCTAGGTCGCCCTCACGGAGTGCTTGGCTATGCTTTTTGCGAAGGTCCTTTAGTTCCTGTTTGGCCTCATCTAGGGTTACCTGAGATAGTGGGTCTTCTTCTGAAGACTCCTCTTCATAAGCCTCGTTGTCTTCTGCAACTGGCTCAATCTGAGCTTTCGGTCTCTCATCTACGCCCAACCGCTGTCTTGCAATATCAAGTGCTTGTGAAAGATTGATAGGTGCGTCAGCGGCATCTGCGGCCTTCATTATTCGCAATGCCTCAGCATCCACTTGCTCTGTCGGACGCAATCGGAATTGGGGGATTTTATCCTCCTCACCTACTACGTCTTCGGCTTCGTCTGGCTGACTTTGCTCTTCAACTTGCTCTTGCTCAACGGGTTGCTCGTCTCGTTGCTCTGGCTCTCCCTCCGGAGGGGCCTGCGCCTCCTCCTCATTCGTAGCCGTTTCTTCAGAACTCTGTTCATTTGGGTCAAGTTCTTGCAAGAGGTTGGGGTTCTGCTCAATCTCAGACATTAAAGCCTCGTATTCAGCTATGTCCCCAGCTTCAGATATCCTGTCTGCCATAGACGGCGTGGCTTGTTCAGCAGCTTCCTGCTGTCCATCCACCTCGCCCGAACCCCCCAGATCGTCATTTCCGACCTCGGGTGCGTCTTGGATGCTTTCAGTGTTTTGAAGGGCTTCTGCCTCTTCAACTTCTGTATTTTGTCCCGAATGGGCCTCTGCCTCACTCATTGGTTAAGGATTTTGAGCTTTATTTGATCTTTTGCAACATTAAAGTTGCAATCGTGTCTACACCAGTAATCCCGTCATCTGATTTTACCTTCCCCAAGCTGTTCCCTCCACCCCCGGGAATGGAGGCTGACGAGCTGGATATTGGAGAGCGATTTGCCCAAAACGCCAACACCACCAATGAGGGAATAGATAAGTTGAGGTCTCTTTTGATGTATCTGTCGATGTTTGAGGAGGTGGAACTCGTTGATGCTAATGGGTTTAAGAGGGTTTGCTTGGTCAGGAGAACGGGGAAAGAGGAAGCTTCAACGACATGCTCCTTGGGGACATTGCTTACCGACCCGTCAGATTCCGATAAGAGATATTTGCAACAGGGAACGGTAAACTATGTAAATAGCGATTTTGTTACCGCTCACACAACAATAGGGGGAGAAGGAACCACCTTTGATCCTCACACCAGCAGCATTTATGTGAAGCTGGAAATAACCATGGAGACCGATTCCTCTGGAGATACGACATATCTCACTGGAAGATGGAGCGCCACAGGGCCGCCAATTCTGGAAAACGGGCCATCAACTCCTGTAGATAGCGAGTTATCCGCCTTTCAGCCTACAGGATTCATATACGCCCCCTTGGGTAGCTGGTCTGAGAACCTCAACGGGGATTTGGTTTGGAACTCCGAGGGGTGTGGGGCGGTCACCTTCCAGATATGCCTTCTGGACGCATATAGAGCCACGGCGCATTACTTTAGGTCCTGATGTCTTACGAAGTATACGGGAGAGCAAGCACTGAGAAGTTCCCAGACCAGCAATGCGTGTGCTGTGCGGAGTTAGAGTGCCCTGCTCCGGAATTTTTCATAGAGCAGACCAATGGCCTGTATCTTGGCTTTCTGGCCAGCCCGGCGGGGTTTGACCCCTCGATAGTCAACGCCATGCCCCCGAGCGGGTTTCGTATGCTTTGGCTGACTTATGTAAACCCAGTCCATCATAATGGGACCGTTACAAAGACTCCCTCCGGAGGGTCTGCTGTTCAACACACAAAGACAGATGTGATCCATTATGATCAATACGTCTTTAGCACGGATGCGATGAGGACCTTAGGCACGTTGGACAACCCAACCTACCCTGAGACCATTACTGTCAGCTCTGGATCAGAGACAAATTACAGCAGCCTTTCTGGGACTTGGGGGGTCAATGGGGCGACCGTCCCAATGGAGGAAGGCTACTTCACTGGCGGAAGCCCCCAATTGCTTTACACAGACGGAACCACGGACACCCATGCGGGAACCACCTTTGACTCAATCGGCAGCACCACAACATATGTTGCGGCTGTATCCGACACCCAGTTTTTGCAAATTGCAAACGTCAACGTAAACGGCTCCCATGGTGGGACCACATATGTAGGGGATTACACTATTCAAAAGGGCTACAGGGACCCATTGCCATTTGTTTACAGGGTAAATCTTCCATGGCCTAGCGTGTTTAGCCCAATGATGGAGGTCCATTGGGATGTGGAGTTTAGAGTGGAGGGCGCAGATGAATACACCAAGATGGGCAGCGGGAGCTGGGAGGCCACCGGGTCTGACGCCTTGAGTCTTGGCCAAGCCTTTTTGTGGGAGTATCCATCTCTCGGAGATTTCCGAATCACCAATGTGCGTTTCCGGTGTTCCCCCAGACAAAGGTTCAGGGACTACGCGGTAGAGTCAGGAATTGGGGCCGTTGCCCTGTCCACTGAAACCGCTTTTGACTAGCGCATCTTGGCGGCAACAGCGGACCTCATAATCTTCCCGGCTCGGGCCTCGCTGTATTCCCTATATCCCAAGACCTCGTCGCAGACCTTTATGACCCCTCTGTTTAGCTGGGTGGTTAGCTGATCACTATCCGGGTCGTTTACGATAGACTGCGCCTCATCCCTCCTTTTCTGGATCATAGGGATAAAGTGGTCACTCCACCCCTCTTCCCTGCACATTCTCTCGACTCTTTCGCCCACCTTCTGGGCCCGGTCATACTCTTGCTTTTCCTTGTCAATGCTCATACTACAGGCGGCTGCTGTCCGGGCATGTTATCCTGCGTGTTTATGGCCTGAGGATTCCCGCTCCCCCCGGAGGGAGTGCCTTGTGGGGGAATCTGAAAGCCGGGCTGGATAATCTCGTCCACATGGGCAACCTGCATTGCCTTTAGCATCTGCCTGTAAAGCTGGGAAGTGCGAACCTGTAATTCTGGAGGGAGGGAATAAAACTCAATGACCTTGGCGCTGGCCTGTTGCGCCTGAACAAGCTCTTGCTCATTTTTGTATCTAGTCATTTCCAAGCGAACATCCATGTCCACCTGTTGCTCGACGTTCTCGGGGCCAAATTGCAACATTTGGGCAGACTCGTCTTCGGTATACATAAATACCTCGCGGATATCCAAATAGGCCAAAGTGTATACGCAAAACTGCTTGAGTAGGTCCTCTAGGCCGTCTTGCAACTGACTGAGGTATATGGAGAACATTTCCTGACCGGATCTTTCGATGTTCTTAACCCCGGTGGCCAACTTGGCTGTGTCCATCCCGAGCATGGCGGCATCGTTTACATGGGAAACTCCGCTCATGTTAATTGCAACCTGCATGAAGAACTCAATCTCCTTGTAGATTTCCCGGCCTTTTACGTCATACAGAGGAATAACCTTGAGAATGTTTTCCGGGTCGATGTTCCCCTTAGGGGTGTATGTCCTCCCCCCGTTAAGCTCCAAGTGGGGGTTTTCTTCCCCCTCTAAGGTAAGCTCAGGGTTCCAGAAGATAACATTACCGGAGCGGGACTGGGAGTGGTTCCATCTGTTGACCAGTAGATCCACAACTTCTTGCAAGGGTTGGAACACCTCCATGGTGCCGATTCCGTGCCACCTGCCCTCAACCCTGTTGACCCTTGTTACATTAAACGGTCGCTTACCGTTCGGAGTCCTGTTTGCAACATAGTCATAGAACAAGGGCCTTTTGTTCTTCTTGTCCAACATGATGACGATGTCTTCCTGAACTCCGTCTTCGTCCGCATCAAAATGAATATAAACCTCCGCGATTTCGACAACGGGCTCGCCCTCTAGTCCGCTTTCTGCTCTGGCAGGGTCGTCACTAGAATTAACCTTTTCTGTCCCGGGGCTTTCGCCAAGCTCTGGCCTTTCTTTCTTCCCGTAAGCCTTTCTGTGGTCGTCCACGCGGGTCAGCTCTTGCAAGGACTCAAATATCTTATTGGCTGTCTCCCTTGTCGTTTCCTCTCCTGTGTCTAAAGCTGAAACATACAGGGAAGCGATTTCAATCGCTGGCTTGTCATACAAATGAACACAAATGTCCGCTTCATCCAAAGTGGGGGCATCAAGAGGGGCTAAAAAGTCTTTGTAGTAGATTGGCTTGGACTCCGCTCCATTGTATTGCACTTTTTGCCTTGGAACGATTTGCGCTTCAAAGTTAAGCATCTCCGGGCTTGCCATCCCTTCAGGAAGTTGCGTTTGGCCATCTCTAGCCAAAATCCATACCGGATCTCCCAACTCCTCAGGGGAATCAGGGTTCTGAGTTGCCACCTGCGCCCATTGGTCATCTTGGTAAATGTAGTCCGCGTCTGCTGCCACATAAGGAACGCCTTCTGCATCCACTGCAATTGTCGCCTCCTTGTTGAACTGGGTCCATTCTTGACGGTAAATTGTCTTAGAAACAGTTTCACCCCTGATGATAGCTCCCTCAACAGCGGCCATAATTGTCCCCTTGAGGTCAGCTTGCTTGGCCTTATGCTTGCAATACTTGTCGGTAACGTCAGCAGGTTCGTCGTCACTTTTGCTAACCGGGTAAGCCCCGAACCATGGCTCGGTCCCTAAAAAGTAGTTAATCGCCCGTGATATTTGCTGCTGAGCAATCCTTCTGGATAGGGGGACGGTGAGATTTGATTCCGCAAAAATCCCCCCAACAAGATACGCCCTCCAGTCAATTTGATTGTGGAAGGTCATTTCGTAAAGCTGCCTCTTGCCCATAAACGATCCAGCGGCCTGTTTCACCGTGTCGTCATATCCTCGTCCATACCAACTGGCCTGCGAGGTTGACCCCCGTCCAAGCTCGTTTTCCAGCGTAGAGATCCTTGCAAGGGCATGTGTGATGAGCCGATCCTCTTGCCTTGCAGTAAGCTGCAACGGGCTGTCAAAGACGACCTTAGGCTTCTCTTTTTCTCCCGCGTCTAAAGGCGGCTTGGGGGCGGTAATTACCTTTTCGGCAACCGCTTGCACTTGGCTTACTGTGCCAGACTGGCCTTCTTCACTCATCTTTTGTCCTTCAGTTTCTTGTTAAATGTCCTTCGTGCTTCTAGCTTAAACTCGATGTTCTCGTAAGACATGGCTCTCGCCTTGTCGCTGGCCCTTCTCCGGGCGGGGGCGATGTCTTCCGCATTTCTAACAGATAGGCTTTCTTCCTGCCAGACTCTTTGGTAGTTCTGTTGCAAAATCTTATATTGCAACGGGGTCATCTTGTGCTTTTGCTTTAGCCCTGTTGCCTCGTCAGTGTAGACATATGAATTGCTGACACGGGTAGGCATTGTTAGGTCCTCCCTATAGGGCTCCAACTTCCTCCCCTTGTGGATCATTTTGTCGAAAAACTTGGGAGTGTAGGGCTGCTGCCTTGCAATCCATGAACCAAACCCCCGGGGCCTCTTGAGGAGTTCTCCATATGCGTCCCTTTGCGATCCGGGGGCAAATTTGTTTCTAGGCAGGTCTATGCCAAGCACCTTGCTGTCCATGCTGGGATACATCTCGTAGAGAAGAAGTTTCCAGACAGGATTAGCATCTCCAAGAGAAAGCCTAGCATCGTATGTAAGGTTCCCATCCCTAATAGGCTGCCTGAACACGTTGGGGACTAGGAATGTCGCAAACTGCCTCGCGGACCATTTCTCCGGAGAGATTTTGCCACTAGCTATGCCGAAGGCGTCATTCATCCCTCTCAGCGAAGTTTTGTCTGTTAGCTGGCCAAAAAGAGTGTCCGTAAATAGTTCCCATCCGGCTTCAGCTATGTTGCGCTCTTTTCTGCCAAGCCTCTTAAATGTCTTCACCCAGTCTATTGTGGTCCCTAGAGTTATGGCCAACGGATCAATTCGCCCATAGTCGAAGGTGACTCCCGCCTCTCCCTCCGGAGTAAGCATCTCCCCTACCGGGATAGCGCCAAACAGCAATGTCGCATCTTTTTTTATCCGAATTTTGAACGGACCCATCCCGGCCCTGATGGCCGCCTCCCTCTCTGCCGCAGCGCCCTTTCCAAACTTGGGCATGGAGCCAGTAATCAGAATTGGCTTCTCCTCGTCATCTTCATCCCCTTCAAACATCGCCAAGATTGCTGCTGCCAAAACGGTCGAAAGAAGCTGCTGGGATAATTTTCTGATGGATTCTGCCGCCTTGGGGTCTGGGTTTCCTCGGTTTTTGGCTAGATACTGACTGAGCTTAAATGAGTGGTAGCCTACTGAGAGGGGGTTGGGTATTCTCGCATACCCCTCTCGGACAAGGTTGGCCAACACCCTTGCAAATGGAATTACTGTAATGCGGGTCATCCCGAGAGCGATCCGCAAGGAGTCCAGCCACGCAACCTCGCTAATTCTTATTAGGCCGGATTCTGTGACCTTTGAGACTTCCTTGGATGCCCTTAGGCTCTTCTCCGCGTTTTTGACTGTCTGATCAAGTTTGTTAATTACATAAGCAACCGCATCTCCCACAGACGCCCGTCCCCCTGTAAGATCAGATGGGAGGTCCTTGGTGAAGACAGAGACATTGGCCTCTTCTGCCGCGAGCGTCCAACTGGATGAGCCCGGAACGGTCATCTCCCTGTGGATGAACCGCTCTAGTTCAGCGCCCTCAAGGCCTTTTCCAGTACCCACCCTATAGGCGATGCCACCCACATGGGAGCCTGCGACAATGAACCTCATAAACTCGTCCACTCCCATGTTGAACCTAAGGATGTTTCTTCCGAAACCGCCTAAGCTGATCTTTCTTTTAGCGCCCTTTTCCCCCAAGGCTCTTCTGATCATGGCTGGTCTTTCCCCCTGTTTCCCAAACATTTTTTCTATTGCCTGATCGACATAGTCGAGCAAGTGGCCCATTTGGTAGCCACGCACCTCTTCGTGGGTTTCCCCCCTATAATCCCCTCCCTCAACGCCGCCTTTTACGAAGGAATTGAAATAAGCTGTCTCGGTGTCGTAAGCTAGGAACCCTTGGTATATCGCCATGCCAAGATAGGTTTTCATCCCCCTTGCGATATACTTGAACTCTCCCATCTTGGCCGCCTCCGGGTGCTTTGCCAACTTATTCAAAAGAGACTCTGCCGCCTGCTCCCCAATCATCCTGTATCCAGCGAAGGGGATAGACATAAGGTTCACAAGAACAGTTTTTGCCGAGAACACGTTCCCATACCAAGACCCGAACGTCCGCGTAACGTAGTCAATGTCAATGTTATCAAGGGCCCTGAAGGCGGCCTGAACGTGTATTGGATTATTTACATTAAATCCTTTTTGGTTGAGAGCCTTTACGGATGCCTTAAATGATCGGTCTAGGACCTTATTGACATCCTGATCGGTCCCGGGCTTCGCCTTTCCGGACAAGGGGGTGCCGCTTGCAAAAGACCCCATGTTGTTCTCGTTATATCCGCGCTTAACCAGCTCCCGCACTTTGGGCTCCAGAACCGTTCTGAACTTCTCCATGGCCTTTCTTTGACCTATCTTGGAAACTCCAGTAGCGGCCTCAATAGCCTCCGTGTCTGCGCCCTCTCTAGCCATTTGCACGACCTTGCGGAATTTGGGGGTAAGCTCTCCAAGAGCGGCCTGATCGGTGGTGGTCCCAATCGCAACCCCGTCATTGGAGGAGTTAAATATTTCCTCTACGGACATGCCGTCACGTTTAAGGACCCGCTTAGACTGCTCCAGCCTGTTGCGTTGCAACTTTTTCAGGTCCGCATCAAATGCTGGCTTATTGGCCGCAGGAATACTGTCTCCAGACTTTTTAGCCCCGTGCTTCTTTCTTAGAGCTTGCATCTGACCCGGGGGCACGGTGTTCATAGCCATGCCAAGGGCGTAAGCAGCTCTTTGCGCCGGGGTTTGGAACGGGTCCCTCATCGAGGTCATCGTTCTTGCAATTTCACCTCGCAACTCTTGCAAGGCGTGAGCAAATGCCATCACATTGTCGATTTCCGCCTGATTTCCAGATGTAAGTGCTTTTTGGAAGTCGTCTGCCAGCACTTGCATGGATGCTATCTGGAACTCGGGGGTCCCGGGCTGACCCAGCTTCTCAGATGACTCAAAAACCTTTCTTCTAATTTCATCATCACCCTGAGACTTTCTTTCTGCGGAGGCCCCAACCTTCCATTGCGGGAAGTTTTGGGCGATAAACGTCTCTTCGTAGATTTCCTGAGAAACGTCATAAGCGTTCCTAACCTCTGCGGTGTCTCCCACTTTAGCTCTAGAGGGGTCACCTTTGACCACTTTTTCTCCAGCAGCATTTCTTGCGTCTCTCTTTCTGAATAACGAAAGCCTCTCCCGCAGGGTTTTACCCCTTTTGTCCATCCTCCTTTTGGCCCTTTCCGCTCCCTCTTGAGCGTCCTTGGGGGCCTTTTGCATTGTGGGAGGAGTTAAACCTCTTCTTCTTTCCTCCTGAGAAAGAGCATCTTTTGTTTCAGCCGTGACATCTGGCTTTCTAGCTCGATTACCTCGGCTTCGATTTGCTTCCGGTTTTTTAATTCTGATCCCGTAGCCTGAAGAGCCGACTCCAGTAATGAATGCCTCCGCTTCTGTTTCATCCAGATTTTCCCCAAACCTTTCATGGTATAGCTTTAGTTGCTTTGATATCTTATCCGCTTTTTCCCTTAATGCGACTTCATTTTGCTCGCCAAGTATTACTTTTATGTCCAGAGAGCCTTCAAGAGCCCTGATGAGCCCTCCCGCGTCAAACGTGAGAGCCCTTGCAAGCTCCTCTCCTTCTGACTTAATATTTTGGTGCATTCCTTCGTGCAGAGCGATTGATGCCACCTCGTCAAAAAATCTTTGCAATCTCACAAGATTGACATCTGCGGGGTTATCCCCGGCCAGCATCAGCAAGTCATCGTAAGAAAAGTCTCCAAGCACTTTGTTGAATGTTGCAACGGGGTCGTGATAGATTGCTGACGGGCTGAATTGAATAAGGTCCCTTTGATCTTCTGGCACCAACATCCGTGTTTCGAGGTGTAGGCCGTATGCATTTGTCCCAATTGCAAAACCTGTAAATCCCGCTCTTCCAAAGTCGTCGTTGCTGCTGTGTTTTTCTTTAAGGTAGTGCAGCACCCTTCCTTGTATCTGGTAATATGTCTCCGCGAGGTCCTGTATTACAGGGTCTTCGACAAACTCCTGAACCAGTGATTCTGGCTGGGTGGCGGATAAGTCTAAAAATGCAAAGGACTCAGGAATTTTGCGCTCACCCTCTTTCCTGTCTTCGTATGGTTTGTCAGCAGCAACTTGAGCGAAGTGCCATTCGTCTGCTTTCCTTTCAGGCGTGTCTTCAAAAACTCGCTTAATTGGAACGCTAGCGTCTCTTCTGGCCTTCCATGTCGAAATCATTTTTGAGTGATGCTCTTCCCCGAGGTTTTTCAGGAACTCACCGATCCTTTCCTCCACTCCTTCCGACATGTTGTTCCTGTCCAAGGTGAAAGGGTATCCAGTCTCCCCCGCCTTGACCTTGGACTGGATGTTCACCGCAATGCCGCTAACGGGCAACATGGCCTTACTGCCCCATGCGGGTATGGCTATTACTTCCTTAAATTGCAATATGCCCCTATTGAGAATATAGGCAGTTACTGCGCTTTTCTCCGATAGCTTATCGCCTTCTAAAGCTAGGAGTTCTATTCGCGCCTCTGCGGTCTCTAGGACGCCTCCCTCGACTAATCGCCAACTTTTTGATTTTTTGAAATTCTCCCTCGCATCCCTTTGGGGGAACCCATAATTATCGTATCTAACGATTCCAGCCGCATCGGTTATGGGTCTTTTTTCCGGAAGGGGATTACCAGATAGGCCCGTCTGCTGTTCTTGGTTTGCTGCGGCGCTCTCTTCGTTATACGCCTCAATCAAAACATCAAATCCCTCAAGGTCAAAATCGCTAAAGAAGTCCTTGATTTCCTCGGTATTGATAATGTTTAAGGGCCTGACTGATTGCGTTCCGCTTCTAACAAAGACCTGAGACACCCCATGCCCACTATCTGTATTAACAGTTACATCTGGCATATGCTGCGCGGCCAATTCTAAGAATTGATCTGCTAAAGCAGCATTGTCCCACTCCTTGCCCTCTTTCAGGCTAGGATCAAGAAGCCCTATTACATAAGCCGTCCCCGTCTCTGTGTCTTCAGGGACAAGATCCACGGACACCTTCATGCCCGGGGTCCCATTCTCCCCCGGCGAAACAAGCTCTATTCGACCGCCGGGAACAAGGTCGCTTTGCGAGAAAGATTTCTTTACCCCCTTGTCGTCGGGATCTTGAAGCGCATACCTTTCATATGCCCCGGGGCCAATTTCCACTCGGGTTCTTATCTTTTGGCCTTCTTCGTTTTCTGTGACGGTAGTAATCCAGACATTGTTTGGACCCATCAAGAACACCAGTTTTGCAATTCCAAATCCCCCTCCTTCTCCGACCTTCTTCCCTGAAACATAGGGGACAAGAAAGGTGTTGAGAACCAGCTCCGGGGACATGCCTATTCCATTGTCGGCAAAAGACGCAACCTTGCCTTCATAGTATTCTCCGTCCTCTCTTCGCATGGGCACGGCTGGGTTGGGGCTGGCCCCCCCTCCCCTGAAATAGATGCTTGGCCGATATACTAAGTTCTTAGGAAGGTCTGCTAGGGCCCTTGTGGATATATTGTCTAGGTGAAACTGTATTGTCTTTTTGCCAAGCTCTCCTTCTGGGTCTATTCCGGCCTCTTTTAGCTCTGGCAGCACAACCTGCTCCTTAAACCGCTGAGGCAAAGAAGCGTCCATCGCGGCCTTCTTTTTCATAACGGCGTCCAAACCATTCTGGAAAAGCTCCTTAGCCAAGGTTTTAAGGGCTGTCCTCCCATACATGTTGGAAGATTGCAGCCTGAGACCCCTCCTTTTATCCATCCCCGGGATCGGGATCTGATCAAGGGGTGTCATGTCTGACGGCTTATCCGCGTCAGCATCATTGGCCCCGCGCGGCGTGGCTTCTGGGCCGAGCTGGAAAGTTGGAGGCCGGATAGAAGGCGTTGCCTCAAGGAAGTCCAGTAGGTCCCTTAGGAGTCCTATTCTTTCCTCGATATAGTCCTCAAAACTGGGGTCAACGCTGTCCTCCTCAATGTATTCATAAAAGGCTGCTTCCAATGCTTGGAAGTAATCAGACAAAGCCAATATATGAGGGACACTGTAGTCCTCTACCAATAGCTCCTCCGGAATAGCGATTTGCCAATCCATGGCAGGATGCTCTTCTTCAAAAAACTCTCCAAAGCGACCCGTCTCAAACGAGCTTAGGTCTAGCCCCTCGCTGGCGTTCTTTAGCTCGACAATGACCTCGGCTGCATTCTGGGGGTCCGCATTCCGGCCCCAGCCAGTGAAACTAGCTACTACTGCCGGGTCCTTATGGTAAACAATATCTCCATTTGACCGCACCGTGAAACCTCTGCTCTCGTAGAACTTGAGCAGTTGTGGCAATGAGAGCTGTTCCTCTGTGCCAGTTCCTGTGCGATTTTTGCTAACATCAAAGGGCTTTGCAAAACCTTCAATAAGGACATTATGCTTATCTGCTATCTCCTTTAGCTTCTCTATAACTGCTGTAGCGTTGCCTTTTCTTCTCTGGCCAAAGCTGATCAAACTTGCCCAATGCAGGTTGTCAGACGGGGATATAAACACCTCAATTGAAACACCCGTGTCAGTCACAATCTGTGCAGGGTGAAGCGGGTTTCTATCCCACCCTTCGACCTGCTCTATCTCCCGAATCGCCTCTGAGACACGGTTCCTTTTCCAAGCATCGGGCTTTGCAAGCCGGATTACCTCCGGGTCTTGTTGTAGCAAGATGTCCGGATGTTGCATGTCGAACCTTTCAGAAGGCGGGACTATTCTTCCTGTCTCAGGGTGATAAGTAACCGTGTCAGACGACTTTACCTGCGTAGGACGGAAAGCGATAACGTGTATGGTGCTTTCATCCACGCCCTTCATTGGGAACTTCTTTAGAATGTTCCGGTCAATTATTCCGTCATGGCCAAGGACCTCAAAGACCCTTCTTGCAATTTCAGGGCTGTTGCTGTCGAGGCTTTCAAAACCACCCATTCTGTCAACCCGCATCACTTTAAGTGGCGGAAGGACCTTCAGTGCTTTCTCGACCTGCTCATACCTTGGGCCGTCAAGGAGAAGCTCTTGCAAATTTTGCATGTTCTCCATGTCTGTAACTACGGTGGCTCCTTCCTCTGCCTGTATGTTCTCTTTAATTACCTCCAGAGCATCTAATACAGGATGGCTTCTTTCTCCGTTCCACTCCTCAAAGTGGACATGATTCCCCATGGAGTCTGGGCCAAACTCTGCCGGGTTTTCCAATTTGACATACAGGTCCTTAACAAAGGAGCCCTCGATGCTTTCTGAGGCCTCTTTGTCCGCAAGCATCATAGCTACAAGCTCCTTGGGCAACGAACTTTGCGCCTCTATGGCCTTCTGTTGCTCCTTAGTGGGGTTTTTCAGGATAGCTTTGGCCCTGTCTTGCACTTTTATATCCCAATCCGCCCCCTTCTTGGCGTAATTCAGTGTGGCATCGTCCCTTGTATTTGTTGTGTATATCCCATTACCCCAATCGCTTATGGGCGTGGCCTCGTCTGTATAGCCTTCAGCATCTTGAAGCACTATCGGAGCGGAGCTAATGTTGAAAACCGTGAACCTCTTTTTGGTTCCATGGAACATTGGAGACAAGTGAAGCCCAGACAAGTCGGCCAGTTTCTTGGTAAGCAATGATAGCTTTTGTCTAGCCTGTGATGTTTCCGTAGTGGTGGGTTTGCGCTCCCCGTCTTTGTATTCCGGGTATCCAGCCTCTTCGGCCAGTCCTAGCCATTCGTCGTCTACAACCCTTCTGGGGTCTTTTTGCATTAAGGGCGGCTCTGCTTTTCGCTTTCCAGCAATGCCTGCTTTTTTCAGGTCTGCTGTGTTGATTAGATCACCGGGTAGCTCTATGTGGCCGCCCGGCGTAATGATCATATTGGCAGCCATGAAGCGATGTATATCGCTCGTATCCTCTCTTTTCCGGCGGTCCTCCTGATCAGCAAGATGCTCTTCCCGAGACTTGACGATTGGGTGGTTAATCACATCGCTCGGAGCGTTTTGCCGTTCAAGGAACTCATGCAAGTCCACATCCCGAACCCTGTTCCTCTCGCTTATGGGGCTTCGGTCATAGTGAACAATTATAGCGTCAACAGGTTTTACTTCCCCGTTCTCAATAAAGAAGTTTCTTTTGTGGAGATCCCCAACCACGATGTCCTCCGCTGGATCGTAAAATAGAAATTCTTGAATTGGGATAAGGCCCCTTTCAATCATTTCATTTACCAATAATCCCTGCCTCCTAACATCCCCGCTATCGTCGTCTTGCAACCGATTGTAGTCGGGGTTTATTTTGGACAGCTCATCATGCTCCTTCGCCCACTTTTCATCTTCTACTATTAGTTTTTGACGAACGTGTGGGACAATCCTGTCCTCAAAGTTCATAAACCCAAGAAGCTCATAAGAGGTCTCAGGGAAAAGGTAGTTATGCCATATGAGGCTGTTTAGATACTCCAGTATGGAGTCCTCTCGGACTGTTGGGGCGTAGATTTTCTCTACATAACCTCCCCTTAACAGAATCTTATGCTCGTATCCTCCTTGTGGGGCTTTGGGGTCGTTCTTGTAAAACTCCTTGTGCGCCTGCCACCACGACACATTATCGTTGATGAAATTGTTTTCTTCCGCCCACTCCCGAACAAGGATCTGCTCGGCCCCATAAGCGCCAGCGTTGCTTTTAAGGCTAGTAAGACCCCTTTTTGCGGCTGCGCTTAGGATCTCATTGAACGCTTCATCTGTTCTATAAAGGCTTTCGAGGAAAGCGTAGGCCTCTTGGCCTTGTAGGCCAAGTCCTTTGATACCTTCTCCTTTAGCCTCTTCCGACGGGCCTTTCTCAAAGATTCGGGTGCCGACGTTCTTCTGGCCGGGAGCGAGCTGGAAGGTGGGGCTAGATTTTCGTCCTCGTCTTGAGGTGACCCCAGTTCCAGTAGTGCGACCTGCTCCAGTGACAGGTTTCTTCCTATCCTTGCCCAGTCCTTTTGATACTCCTTTAGGGCCTCTATCTCTTCTTCCGGTAAACCAGTCAGGATAGAGGGGTCCGGATCTGTTGATGATGATTTGTCTTGCTCTGGCATTGCCGTTATTCTTCCACGAATTTTTGGTAAGAGCTAGACGTTTTTTGCCGCGCTCCCCAGTCTTCTCGGTTGTGGGGTGAATCACACGGATGCCCTCCCAGACAATCGACTGCATCTGGCGGGGCATCAGGCCCCTTCTGCGAGCCGCTTCCCTGTATGCGTCAACATACAAATGGTATGTGCCATTTACTCCTTCATTTGAATTTGCAATGGCCTCCCCAAAGTTTTGCTTCACAGGGAGGGCCTTGCCTCCGTATGGCATGAGATGGGCTGCTGCTATGGCATGTGTGTCCATCGTCACATCACCCATTGGGCTATTGGGGGCAACGATGTTGTTGTAAAAGTTTCTGACCTTGTGGTAGGTCCCCAAAGCCTTGTTTAAGCTCTCAAGGCTTCCGTTGTCTAGAATTGCAACAGCATTAAGGATCTCCCTAGTGCTTCCCCAGCTATGGGTTGAGGGGTCACCCTCTTCCCCTCGTTTGAGCTGCTTTGCTGTCGGCTTCTTCCTTTGGACATCAATAATGTCGCCATCGGGGTTGCGAACATTATATTCATTGCCCCAGTGATGATCAGCGAGAAGGCGTATTGCCCACGCCTGATGGCTTTTGCCTAGTTTTTTAAGTTTCCTGATTGTCAGCCCCTCAAGAGCCTCCAATTGCATTCTTCTCTCCTCGCGGACCATTTCGTCCTGCCTCCTGTTATAGGCAAGCCTTACCTCCCTTTGGCTTGGAGTTTCCCCGTCTTTTCGGGACCGTTTTTTGGTCTGGGACGCCTGAGCCCCGGCAATTATGCGCTCCATGGATTCCCCATGGGTCTCGTAGCTAATGACCTCGTTTTTGTGGTTCGTGTAAATGTCGATTAGCTTCTCAGCCTGATCGACATTCTTAAACCAATTGTTCTGAGGCGAAAGCACGGCGATGACGCCAGCCGTCTGGACTTTTGTGTATCCGTATCTTCTTGCAAATGTGTTTGCAAGTTTGCTAGCCCCATCATACCAGCGCGTTGCTTCCGCCCGGACTCGGGCTGGCAGGGCATCGTGGATTGCCAAGAGGTTTTCCACCATCCATTCAATCGCCAGCTCTCTTTTTCTGTAAGGGTTCTTCTCGTTAAGAATGCTCTTGGGTAGATGGTCGTAGTTAAACGCCTTCATGTGCTTCGCAAGAAGCTCCTCACTGACCATGGCCCCAGAGATATTGGACTTAACATCCCTTCTCTTGGGGGCGTTTTTACCCGTTGGTAACGCGCTGCCGACCCTGAACCTGTCGTTTCCTGCGTTAGGCTTTGATACGACTGCTTTTTTCTGGAACAGGAGTGACGATGATAGTTTTTCCTTGAGAGCGGACCACTCAGATCCAAGGTCTATTCCTGCGTAGAACTTCCCTTCATGCTCGATGACTTTTGCTGAATCTCCATAGAGAGGCCTGTATAGGCTTTCTACCAGCTTTTCAGCAGCCTTGCGCTTCTTGAATCCGGCCTGAGGCCTTCCGTTTGGCAACGCAAGAACCAAGTCCTTTTCATCCACGGCAATCGCTCCATTAAGAAGCGCCTTGTGCAGTTGGGCTGTTCTTACCGCATTTGCCCCCAAGGAGTTCCCGACAACCTCGTTATCTGCAAATAATTCCCCAAACGCCGCTCTAGCCTCTTCAGTGAGCCTGTATCCTCCCGTCTTTGTTACGTCTTTGTAGATGGCGTAAATTGCTGGAGCTAACTCCGAAAAGGCTCCCTGCAATTCTGGGTTTGGGGATTTGCCTTCTTGCAAAAACGCCTCAAGACCTTCTGCCATTGTTTCAAGAGGCGTTGCGGGATTAACCTCCTCTGCCCATTTGGCCATCGCCTCGGCGTTTTTTACCCCTATGGTTGTGTCTAAGAGGCTTTTTCCGGAGTCGGGATCTTTAACATGTTGCAATACATGAATAAACTCATGCAGCAATGTCGTCACATCTCCCGTATCAGAAATTCCCACATACACTCTAGATGCTGCCGGGTCTACTTCTGCTAGGCCCTTTACCCTGTGTTTGGTGGCACCTATTTTTCTTTTCAGGTGTTTCCTATACTTAACGTCTGCCTTTGCGTATTTCGCGTCTTGATCTCTGGTTACCTTTTCAATCTTTTTGTCTACGTCAGCCAGCTCTTTTTTGAGCTTGGCCGCCTTGGGATCAACTCCCCCTTCCCACCCAAGTGCAAGGTCTTCAGTTGCAATAGCCGCTATTTGCTCAGTTATCTGCTCTTTGCGAGATACAAGCTGTTGCAATTTTTGTAGCCCCTTTTCAGAAGTCCCTTTTCCGACCAAAGCCAAGAATCTGTCTCTAGCTCTTCGGAGTGTTGGGATGACTGCGGGGTTTCCATCTGCCACATCGGCGGTAACGGAGGTAACCATCCTGCTGGCTGCCAAAGCCCTACGAGCGCGTTCCGTGAAGGTCGCGTTTTCCAGAACGGAGCTAAGGTCTTCATTTATATTTGAGAGCTTTCCTAAATAGGACCTGATTGCGTCTTGCAGGGCCAGTTGCTTATCCGCTTTGCCTGTGCGAGAAGCCTCTGCAAGTGCATCTGCAAGAGAAGTAAATTCGCCTCCAACTTTTAGCACGTTTGTAAAAGAGTAGATAGTCTCTTTTGAATAACCCGTCCTAGTTGACACTGTTGCGACAAGGTCCTTGAGGATACGTAACTGCGAGTTTAGTTCCTCAATTGACAGGCGGCCCTTTACGACCTGCATGGCCTCGGCAGTTTTGGCTGCTTCGTGGAACGTGTCTTCGTATTTGTGCGCGTTTTTCTCTCTTGCCTCTGCGCGAGTTGCAAAAATTTGCGTTCGCCCCCCGGGGAGAGTTACTTCGTATTGGCCTCCCCGTAGCCTTCTAATATTTGGGGGAAGAACCACATCTTTGCGGTCTGTGATGCGGCTTTCTGGAATGGCTACGCCGAGATCGGCAAGAACTCTATCGCTTGTTTGCTCAGTAATAAGCGCCATCGCCATGCGCTCATAAAATTGCAACTCCTTTTTCAGAGCTGGATTATCGGCAATGATAGTTTTGATCCGATCTAGGAATCTTCTGAGGTATTTAAGGAATAGGCCAAGGGGCCCGTTTTTAACTGCTGCTCTGTCCGATTTCCTTCTCCCCGTCTGCTTTACTACCTGCCGCATGGTGGCCACCATCAGTGGGTCCAAAAGCTGGTTTTCCACGAAATAGCGGAGCGCGTCAGCATCAGAAACTTTTTCGCCTTTGACCTTCTCGGCTCTCTTGGCAATCAGCTCTTGGGCCTTCTTTGGCAAAAAGCCAAAGAGGGCCTTAGCCTCTTCATCGGTAAGCACTTTTGAAGTGGCCAGCTCGACCAGTATTTTGGCGGCTACCCTTCTCTGCTTTTGGTCAGACATTTCGTCTACCTTAGAGCTGAGAATTACATCTCCATCTTTGGTTATGACGTAATCTCGTCCTTTGGGGACAGGAGTTTCCTCCGTCTCAGTAATAACCCTTTCTACTAGCCCTGATCCCTGTAAGGCGGAAGCTACATCTCTGCTCTCCTTTAGGGTTTTGGCGGGGGGAGCCTTTTTGGTTTTCTTGGGCTCGGTCTGGAGTGTTGGGGCGTCTCTGCCAAGCTCTTCAACCGCGAATATTGTTTCGGGGGCTTTTATTTCTCCTATCGCCGCGTCCTCAGCTTCCGCCTTAGTTTCCGCTTCTACCTCAACTGTTCTAGTCTTCCCTTTTCCAACATTGATTGTGACCCTCCACTTCTTCTTCCCTCCGGAGGGAGCGGCCTCCTCGCCCTTTACATCCTCTGCAATAATCCACTTCCCTGCCTCTTCCTCGACAACACTAAACCCCTCAGAAGGCAGCTTGCCGTCCTTAATCAGCTTTTTCAGCCGTATCTCGGCGCTTGCGCGTTTGGAATAATGCTCCCCTTTCGAGTTGCGAATAACCTGCCTGCCGCCCTCAACAGCCGCTCCTTTTATCTTGGATACGTCTGGCTTGGCTGCCTCAGGTTCTGTTTCTGCTGGCTTGGCTTCCGGTTTGGCTTCTGCCTTTTCTGTCGGCTCCGGTTTCTCCTCAGCCCTTGCCTCTGCCTTAACCGTTTCCTCTGCCTCTGGAAGAGGGGTTTCTCGTATCTGTTTAAGTCTGGCTTCCTCATTTAGGGCTATTAAAAACTCCCCCGCATCAGGGTCCATTCTCTGGACCGCCTTAATCCCGTCCTTTGTGATTACGAGCTGCCCGTTTACCTCCCTAATAGCAGGGTTTCCTTGCTCGTTAGCCGCTTGGTTTACCGCCCTGAACTCGGCAGCAGTTAGCTCGCTATCGTCATTAACCTTGCCGCTTGCAATTTTAATGAGGCCGCGAACCTGATTAACGCTGTCAATTTCCGCCTGCGCCTCAGCAACCAGCTCCTCATTGCCCAGTCGGTTGTAATAGTTCCTGCTGCCAAAAGCCGATTCCTCTCTATTGTTGAGATTCTTATGGGCCTCAATTGCAACTTGCAAATTTCTGGCTGCGACCCCGCCATCATTAGACCCCTTGCCGGGGTTGTAGTTTACCAGTTCCAGCCCGGCCTCAACTTCCTCTTGGGTGTATTCTGTTTTGCCAAAAACATCACCAAGTGCTGCGCGAGCAGTTTTGGGGTCAGCGAAGTTCTCGACTGTCATCCCGGTTCTTCCGGCAGACATGGTGGCCCCCATAAAGCCGCCCAATACTAAGCCAGCAGCACCAGCATACGCTGCCGTGCCCATGATTTCTGAGAAACTTGCATCATCAAATGCCAAGGCAGAAAGAAACTGATCAGTAAATTCCTCAGCGCCCTCAAAGGCTGATGCCTTCACAACCTCCTTGAACGAAGATATGAACTTCTCTTTTCTTTTTGTCCCCTCTGCCCCAATGGATCTCCAGAAATCTCTAACTGTCCATTCGTTTACTTTTCCTCTTGCGAAAACCTTTTCGACACCCGTTGACCCAAAAGCCCTGACGACTGTCGCGGTAAGAACGCCTGTAACCATCGCTCGTCCAGCCACCGCTTGGCTTGATGCCAAGTCGTCTTCTTCTTCAGCCGTGAGAGCCCTTCCAAGTTCTGCCTCCCTCTTGGATTTGGCTTCCTCGTAATAATGAGACCAGCTTAGTCCCGCAGACTGGAATCCAGCTCCAGCGGCAGACCCCCGGAGACCCCATTTTTTGGCCGCGTCCTGAAGGAATTTGTCTTTTTGCTTCTTTGCAGCCGCCTTGCTAAGAACCCCTCTTGTAACCTGCCTGCTGACGGATCTCTCGATCCCTTTGACCATGACCTTTGATGTCGCTGTGGCAGAGGCCCCCACGCCCGGGATTAGCGAGAACAACAGTGAAGGGCCCTCCTCAAGAAGTATATCGGAGCCTTTAGAAAGCCATTTCAGGGGGCCAAGATGATCAAACGCTGTCCCCAAATATTCTGCCCCTTCCCTTTGCTCAGCCAGCGCATGGTGAGCATTTATTGTAAGGTCTTTCGCTCCGGGTATTGCAAGAACTGCTCCGATTCCAGTAAGGGTTTGCCAAGCCTTACCGCCTCCCATCATAAGCATCCGAGCAGGCCGCCCTATTGTCGCCCCAAATCCATCTATTTTATCTGAGTATGTGGCAACATACTCAGCCATCTGTTCATTGTAGCTGGGTATCTCCCTTAGCTCCTTTGCATGAACCTCCTCTAGACCCTCTATCTCGGTTTCAAGATCCTCCCGGCTTTTTCTTAAAGCTGAGGCGTCTCCTCCCCTATACTCTTTTTCGTTTATTGTAGCCGAAAGCTCGCGCAGCTCTTCTTTGCGATCATCTATTGCTTTTCTTGTGGCTAATGCTGGTCTTGAAAACTTCCTTTTGAACTCCGCAGGGGTGGGCGTTCCTCCGAATATTTCTGGAGTAATGCTATAGGCCGCTTGGGCCGCATGATCTACGCCGCTCAAATATGTCGTCAACAACCTCTGGTATGTCTCGTCAGATAAATAATGGTTCTTAATGAACTCCGGTGCCTCGGCGGATCTAACTGCTTCTGCGTAGGCCTTCTTGTTGTTTATGTTTAGCTCTGGATGGAGCATGATGCTCCCATCACTTCTGAACCTTGAGGGCTCCTCTCCAACTTTCTTTGGCCACTTTTTGAACGTCAGTTGTATGTTGTCAAAAGCCTCACCTATTTCTTCTCCCGTGTATCCAGCCTCTCTTAGATTATCAATGAGTCTGTTTATCCTATTCTGGTGACCGGGCTGTGTCCCGTATTGCTTTCCGGGCTTTGCCGCCTTTAACCCCACCGAGCCCCATTTAAGTACGCCCCCCAAAAAATCCGCCCCAGCCGCAGCAACATTCATAGGCTGCACCCAAAATGGAGCTTTGCCGATATTGTCAGCAGAACTCGGCCTTACATACAAAGGCATCAAAAATTCAACGTCTTCCGCGAACTCTGGAGTTACATCATATCCATGCTTGCCGAGTGCCTTTAGTAGAGCCGGACTGTTTCCGGATGACTGAAAAATTGCAGACACAAGATCCCCGTAAAGGTCCCCGGATCTTTCAAACCTTTGTTGAACCCCCTCGTTTATCCTGTTCTGAATTTCGGCCAGTTTTTGAGCCAGATACTCCTTTTTGTTTTCAGGGGTGTTGGTCAGCTTTTTGCCTGTGACATAGTCATCCCCCGGAACCCCTTCGTCTCCTGAAATTCCCCAAGACCCCTTGACACCATACTCGATGTCGTCAGGTATTGCCTTTATCCCTTTCTCGAAAGTCTTGACCCACTCATCGTAAGCATCATTAACCTCTTTACCGTATGAAGGGCCCATTGCCCTTTTGCCCTTAAACCCTATCCTGTTAAACTCTTTTTGCTGCTCCCTCATGGAAGCAACAATTTGCTTCCTTGCCTTGGCGGCAGCCTCAGCGGCCTCCTTGGCTCGCGCACGGCCAAAGCCGTCATAGTCTTCTATCGCATCTCCAATTATGGGCCTAAGCAGATCCAAGGACTCTCCTCTTTGCTGAGAAGCCTTAATCCCTTTGTCGTATTCATACCTCTCTCTCAGGTAGTCCTTTGTAATTTCCGCCCACTGCTGCCTAAGAACTACTCTTCCGTCTTTAATCTGATCTGGAGTAACCCCAGTGCCCACCCAGTCTAGGAAGCCTGTCTCCAGCTCTTCGATTTTTTGATGGTAAGAGTCTGCGGCCTTTTTCTCGTCCTCTTGGACTGATTTGATTTTCTCGTTATTGCGCTCTACTTCCCGATTGTAAGCGTCAATAAACTTGCTGACCTCCTCGGGCCCTTCCTGTTCTGTGGTTGGAGCGTCCCATGTTCGCAATCCAAGGATTCCGTCTCGGGTTCTTGCAAGGTCTTCGGGGAATCCTTCCCCAATTCTTTCCTGCCTTTTGATGCGTTGGTTTATTTCTTCGATTGAAGAGATAGACTCGTCGTCAGCATCTAAGGCCGCTCTTTGTTCTGCAATAGACTGCTGCTTTTGCGCTAGAAATTCAGCCGCTCCTTCTTCGCCGTCTGCGGCCCGTTGTCTGAGGCCCTCAAGGTAGTTTAGATCCTTCTCCAGATCCTCTTCAGCCGCCCTCCTTTTGGCTGGGGTTAGCGGGGCCCTGTCCGGATCTTTCCTAATTGCCGCTATCTGGTCCGATAGGCCTTTGATTTTAGATTTAGCCGCTTCCCTTTTGGCTTTATCTTTTTCTATCTCTCTAAGGGTCTTTCTGTGATCAGCAACCTGATCATCAGTGAGGGACATCCTTAACCTTCCGTCTTTGTCCTCTAGCAGGTAATCGTCAAGACCCTCATCCGAGGCCCTGCCTCTGGTAATCTTGTTCTGCCTAGCAATCCTTTCATTTTGGATTCTCTCAATTTCCGCATCCCTAGCCCGTTGCTCCCTCTCTTTCTGCTCCTTCCTCTGTTCCTGCTCTCTATTAAGAGCGTCAAGCCTCCTCTGGTGCCTAGCTACACCAGCGCGAAGTTGGGATAGTCCATCAGAGTCCCCGTAAGGATTCTGGATAGGCGCATCCTCAAAAGGGTCCTCTATATCAGCCATTGTAGCTTATTTTTTATTTGAGGCTATTGCTTCTTGTTTTGCTTTAAGCTCTTCTTGGAGTCTTCTAATCGCCTCTTCATCCGTCTCTGTTTCCCCCTCTTCGCCAGCAGGATCAGCATCAGTTTTCCTATTTCTGAAGTCGTAATCGAACTCTTTTGCAAGTTTGGCCTCGTCGCGCATCGCTTGCATATTACGCTCCCGAGCTTTTGCAAAATCTCCTTCGTTCATCGGGCGGAACTGATCCCGTTGCTTCTCTGACAGACTTTGGAATTTCTTGTGGGCCATGAGGTCCACTTCTCCCTTTGTCATGCCTTTGTATTTACCAGAGGTGTATCTAAATGCCCCCTTGGTTTTGCTGGACTGAATCCTGCCCCCCCTGCTTCCGCGATGGAGCGCCAAGAATCGCTCAAAACCCGTATTCCCGGGTCCCGCGTTTTCTACTGGCCCGGCTTTTTGCCCGGATGGGTCGGCATCTGTCGCCCCGGGCAAATCTCTGGAGCGCCTTCTTGAGGCCTGCTCTTGCGCTGTAGTTGAAATTCTCCCATATCCCCCCATTTGCCGGAACGTCATTGGGGCCATGCTTGGGAGGGATCTTGTGATAGGTAATCTGCCGTTCGCCATGTCTAAAAGAGCTTGCAACATTACACCATGCAATTTATTTCCTTGCAATGCCTAAAAAGCAGCCTGAAAGCCTACCTTTGCCCTCTCTCCCTCCGGAGGGAACAGTTGAAAAAGAGACCGTGGTTCAGGAGGCTGAGAGCAAAATCAAAAAAGCGGCAGAAGAGGGACGCCTCTCCATCAGGGCCGCCGACCTAGCCCCCAAGATCATCGAGTCACTTGCAATTAAGTTTGGACCGGATCAGGTAGTTGCAAAAATTGCAGAATGCATGTCTGCGACCAAAACCATGGCCATTGGGGGCAAGCCGTTTGAGACCCCTGACTTCAAAACCCGGTTGGACGCGCTGAAGCTGCTTTTGCAATATCAAGTGGGAATGCCTGTGTCCCGAAGCGAGGTGGTCACTCACAATGTGGATACAATGCAGACTCTGGAAAACAAAATGCAGAAGTCCCCGGCTTTGCGTAGGGCAGTTGGCCGAATGCTCGATAGGTCCAAGGCTGAGGATGGAGAGGCTATTGAGGTCCCTAGCGAGCAACTTATTGAAGGAGACCTAACGGAAGCGGAAAAGGCCTTGAAGGAGCGCCCCAAGGACGAGGAGACCCCAATAGAGTCGGAGGTTAGAAAGAAAATTCTCTCTAAGGACTTGAAGGTCAGAGGGTCACTGGATGCGGAGGAGAAATACTCCCGTTAAATTCTACTTGTAAATCCATTGCAAATGTGGATTATAGTTGAGTCATGGACAGGCCTAACAGCCCTGTTAATGAGTTTCCTCCTGTTTTGCAAGAAGGCGGGTGGGTCAATATTGGATACAACTCTGCTCTCAAGTTTAGCGAAGGCAAACTGTTGCATAAGTTAAACGGCAGAACCTTCCTGCGTCCTGAAAGTTGGCTCATGGTTGATAGGCCTTTGCTTGTGTGGATTTTGAAGCATTCAAATCTCAAAGCTGAGGTTGACAGCGCGTGTGAACCTGCTTAGGTTGACACCATGGAAGGAGAAAACCTATCCGAGTTAAAGGCGGCCCTCTATTCCCACGCCAAAGTCGTTGAGTGCTTGGCCACGCTCAACTCTATGAATGTTGAAAACGACGAATACAGGTCACAGGGGAAGCCTGATCGTCACAACGCCGAGTCCTTCAAAGATTTAGCGCGAGAAATTGGACAATATGCCGAAGAACTCGCAGACCTTTAGTAGCCGCGAGGAGGCTTATGCCGCTCTCCCTAAATGGCTCGGTCAATACCAACCAGTAAACGTATCCTCACAATGGGTATTTGATTGGGAGGCTATTGGCTCGCTTGTAAGGAAGAGGAGGATGAAGTCAGACTTGTCACTGCGCTCTATGGCGAAGTGGATGAACATCTCTGCGACATACCTTTCTGACCTTGAGCGAGGCCTTAGGCCTTGGCCTCTTGAGCGTCTGCATGATGCCACCAATGTCCTTGATTTATCAGAACGCCAAGCACTGTAAACCGTATGCCTAAAGAAGAAGAGATTGAGTCTCCCGAGGAAATTATTGGAGAGATTATTCCGGAAGAGAGGGAGGCGATCAAAAAGATGATCACTGGTCTCTCTAACGAGATAATGGAGAAAGACCAAAAGCTCAGGCTTCTGGAGAAGGAGCTTAAACAAGCGATTAAGCGCAAAAAGCCAAAGTATGACCCCCGCTTGGGCAAAGTTGCTTTGGTTATGTTTTCCCGGCCCAAGGCAGAAGACGCCAAGATCAGGATGCACACCGCTGACAAGGTTCAGGCTAACTTGGCCCTCCAGACGGTTAAGAATATGCTCTCTGATCCGGACAATGAATTTATCGGCGCATACTTCCTGTGCCCAATGCAGGGATATGGCGATGCCTACAACAGGCTCGAAACAAATGCTCAGGCTGCTTGGCACTTGTTTGAGTTGCTAGACAAGGACCTGAAAACACAAGATCCAGATGCCAAAAAACAAGATACCGGACAAGAGGACGAGGAGAAACCTGAAGAGAAAGAATAACTTCAGGGTAACAACAGAGACCTGCGGGTTCTGCTACGTCTCCACGGGGATCGTCACTGGTTGCGACCCAAACCGCGAAGATGACGAAGAGGGACATTGCTCCCTATGCCGATGTCTGCTTCCTCCCAAGGGGAAGATTCTCCAGCAAAAAAGGTTGGAGATTCTGGACTCTGAAGAGAACAAGGTAGCGGTTGGGCATGTCATCAGGGTGGAAAGAAAGTTAGACGGAGAAGAGGATTGGTATCTTTTCCACTGCACCGGGGGCAGGAAAAGCAAGCTCTTTGATGCTCTGGGACTAAATTCCACACGAATTAAGGAGTTCCTCGCGGAGCAAAACTTGGTAGCATTTTGGCCTAGTGGACCGAAATACGATTTCTGTCCTTTTGCAACATGATACCCTCTGACGCTGAGATGCTTTGCTTCTTAATAATTACTTCTTTGGCTGTAGCGGCCTCATTGAGATTATTGGAGCAATGAACAAGATCGACCCCACCAAGTCTATTCCGGTTGATCGTGAAGACATCACGAACCTCTCCTTGTGCGAGGGTCTGGTGCCCGGGGAAGTTGTGGCCGCGCTCAGGGAGAACATTAACTCCTACCGCTTGCGCGTATGGGACAAGCTGTTCTGCCGGGACAACTTGGGTTGCAAGAAGATCACCCCGTGGGGGGTGTGGACTCCCTACAAAAAGGGAATGCTTGGTCTGGAGGGAACGCTCAACAACGTCTGGTTAGACTCAGAGCTTGCCTCCCCCTTGCTGGGAGAAGACTGCTTGGAGGGCCTAAGTAAAGATATTGCAATGGGAGGGGGCGTCACCTTGGAGGATAGCCTCTCCGCTAGAATGCAGGTCCGCTCCATGTCCCGGGATCTTATCTCCTGTAGCGGAGAGGGGGATGTCCCAGCAGAGGTACTGGATGCAATCCCCTTATTCCTCCCTCTGGGGGGAGAGGCCGTAAAAGATAGGTGGGTTTTTCTAGATTTGCCAACTTTGGCCACTCTCAGTTGGGACCATTTGGACGAATCCATGGAAAAAATCTGGCTAATGTGGGGTTTAAGGGCCTGTGTGGCCGGATTTCCCGCAGCCGTGGTCAGTAGGGAGGGTGTATTGTCTCAGGAGAGGCTCTTATCGCCCGTCTCAGCCCGGTTTGACCCCATTCAGGCCGTTATTTCAGCCCTCTGGGCGCTCGGAGCGGCTGACGACTACAAGATAGTCATATCTCTTGATCATCCAGTTAAGAAAAAAAGAGGCGCATACATCATGGTCTCGTTCTCAGGGCCGGGAAGGAATCGCCTGATCGCCACAAATTCCAAGGCAGGTGACTGGCAGGATGCCAAGCTCGACCCGCCAAGGGGGATGGTCGATATGTCAGGGTCTGATGCGGTGGAGAAATACAAGGAGGCCAAAAAGGAGGCTCACTCCCACATCAAGCGCGGACCCTTGACCCAAAAGGGATAATGTGAACAATGCCGTTCATGGCAAAAGAGGACAAAAGCGATAGCCGCGATGGGGCTGGCTTTGCATTTATCCCTCTCCTAGTAGGACTGGCACTCCAAGCCGCCGCAATAGTCTGGTGGGCGTCAGGACTAAACTCTCAGGTCCAGCACAACGACTTCCAAATCCAGATGATGGGCCGGGACGTTGCAAAAAATTCTAATTTCGTGGAACTTTGGCCTGCCGGAAAATGGGGAAGTGGGGAACTCCCCTCGGATACAAGACAGGACCTTCATATCTCAGAGTTGCAAAAAAGGGTCGATAAACTCATGGACGAACTCTACGAGTTCAAAATCGAGTCCCCTCCCCACTCTCAACCACAGCAATAATTTAGCCCAGATCGGCGTAGCCGGATGGGCACGATTTTTTTCGGGAAAATTAGCACTACGCCTCATTGCCATAGAGAGGCGGAAGCGGCTCCCCACATCAGCGGTCATCAGACCCAAACCACTTCAGGAGTCCCGTTCCAGATGTAGAGTCCCACGCTGGAGTCCCGTTCCATCCCCGGAGTCCCAAAATAGGGGTCCCATATTCCCCAATAGTAACGCCGCTCCGCTTAGGGGGGTATCTTTACGGGGAGACCTCGGGGGCATGGGACCCGTTGCCGGGGGTCGGGGTAGCCGGGGTGCCCCTTGCAACGGCTTGCAACTTGCAAGGCCAGCAGCCGGGGGAGTGATAGTTGCCCGGGTGGCCATGGCTCCGGGGGCGGCTGGCATGGCAGGGAGCAGCAGGGTGGCATGGCAGGAGGGGATGCAATTGCAACAGGGGGGGCGATTGTTCCATGTGGAACATCTGTGAAGCAGCAGGGAGAGGGCCTCAGCATGATGACATGAATTGTGCCGTGCGAGGGGGGAGAGAGGGGGAGGCCGGGGGGAGCTGTCTACTGTAGTGGGGAGAGTGTGTCTTGCTGTAGTGGGTAGTATGTATGCTGGTATGTATCGCCCGGCATTTCTGGTCTGGGATATAGGGGCGGCGGGTAGGGTTGGCCCTCCCCTTCCGGGGCTGGCATGGAGGGGGTATGTAGTAGAGGGGCGGGGGCTACCCTCCGGAGGGTGGAAAGGGGGCTCAGTCTCCCGGGAGAATGGGTAGAGTTACCGGGGAGGGGGTTTGCTGACAGCCGGGAGGCCTGTTTCGCCCTTGCAAATTAGGGGCCAGAAAGAAAGTTGCACTTTTTTGTCCAGAAGGGTTGACACAAGGGCCTCTTTCCGCTTTAAGTTGCCCCGGCCCGGTCAAACGGGCTGCTTCAGGGCTCTCCCAGCCACCTAGCCCCAGTTCGGCACGGTAGAGGAGAGAGGGATCGCAAGGCTGGCCCTTCCCCTGAGGCCGCGAGGTTAGGAGGCCCGGTTGTTCCGGCACCTTCAGTTCCTCCCTCTCCGAAAACGGTTCGTTACCATGAGAGGACAGCGACAGCCCCCCCGGGGTTAGGGCATTGCCAAGGGTCAACATGAAGGTCCCCAACAGCAAGGCACGGCGGGGAGGGTAGGAGGCAGGGCGCTACGGTGATGGCGATTCCCCCTCGAAGAGTAAGGTCCTGAAAGGGTGCCCTTCTCAACAGCAGTTTCTGCTCATTCCTGAGCCACCCTGAGCCCCGGTTACGGTTCGTTGCCAACCCGGACAGGCCCAGCAAGGAAAGGTTCGTTGCCCGGTAGGGAATGAGGAACGGTTCGTTGCCAGTAGCAGAAGCAAACAACTTGCAGAATCGCCATGACGGTGGAGGTGGCAGCGGTGCCCCCAGTTCTCACTTGACGGGCCCTGAGCGATAACCCTGCAAGGCAATACGGTGGAGGCTGTCCCGATCTCGGGACGGTTTCCCCATCAGCTTCCGGAGCTTGGTTCTCCGGGGGCTGATGGGGTAACCCGGGTCACTCTGATCCGGGCCCCGTAACCG